GGGAACTATATAGTCTATAGTATTTTTTTTTAAAAAAGTATAATCACTATAGTTGGAAGGTGGTATATCTAAGGAAGAAGGAAGTATTTTTTTTAAAGAGTATAGTCTATATAGTTAGAAGTAGGTTGAGGTTTGTGTTTATGCAAGGTCGATGCGCTCTTAACGTGCTACGTTAGGGGAGAGGGTAGTGGCTCTTATATCCTACGTTATCTATACTTCTATGCCTTCTTTATTGGCAGTTATAGTATGTTTAACTTTTTTTGAATTTGTCATGGACAAAGTATCGCTTAGACAGATTATTGCCGCCCTGAATAAGGGCGGCGATTTACCGTCATGGATCTCGTTGCAAGAGATCCAGGAATGCATCGTCGCCCTAAAGCAGGGCAGAAAGAACTACACCGGCGAACAATTCTTTGCATATGCCATCGAGGAAGATGGCATATTAAGCAACATCCTGTTTATCCGATCCAACAGAGAAGCAACAATGTTGCTTCGGTTGTTGCAAGAACCGGGTGACGAATAGTCACCCTGTTTTTTTTTCTCCCCCCCCCTATCAGACGGGGGTGCACCATCTTGCAATGGTGTTCGTACGGAAGTTCCCCAATACTTACGTATATTTGCAAGTAGGAAAATGTAGGGGTAGTGTAAGAGAGGAGAGGGGAAGGTAGCAGGTCAAGAAGGGTGGCATCGGGATAGGGGAGGTGGTAAAATAGGCAGGAATAGTATAAAGTATTTATTAACAAATAAAGGAGGCGATATGGGAGAGAGAGGTAAAAGTTTCCTTAGCAGATTGTATAGTTTAGTGCGGGTAGCGAAAGCGTATGAGGGGCAGTTAAATTTTGATTTCAGGAATGTTTGTCGGAACATGTATGAGTATCATAGTTTAATGGCGAGGTATTATGATGCGTTAGGTAGGGGGGTGGAGGATGCGTGTTTATTATTGGATGACAGCATATTAAGTGATTTATTAGACATTAATTTTGGGAACATAGGGGAGGGTATTGAAGATGGAGATAATTAAGTATGGAGAAGGAACAGATATAGTACGGGAGGTTATAGAGGCGGTTAGGCAGAAGCAGAAGCGGAACAGGCGTAGGCGGACGGACAAGGGGAAGGTGAAGGTAAGAGCGGGCAAGGGAGGCAAGGATTTTCGTTACATAGGGGTGCAGGAGGTGTACAAGTGGTTAGACGAGCATTATCCTGTATTTAGTATAGAGGCTGGGGAGGTAAGGGAGTTAGCAGGGACGGTGAATGTATTGGTGAGGTTAGAGGTAGTGGATGAGAGTGGTGTGAAGCGGGTGGTGCAGCGTTGGGGGACGAAGGAGGCGATAGTGAGTCAGGATAAGTTAGTGATGGGGCAGTACATAAAGGCGGCGGAGAGTGATGGGTTAAAGAGGTGTGTGGTAGCGTTAGGTGGTTTCAATGATGTATATTACGATGTGGATGTTGTGGAGGAGGTGGATGACGAGGAGAAAGAGCGTATAGTGGCAGTGTTGATGGAGGTAAGGGATATTATAGGAGACAAGGCTATATATGAGACTATAGTGAGGTATGAGAGGGGTGCTATAACTATGAAGCAGGTAATGGACAAGGTAGATAGGATAAAGAAGCAGCGGAATGTATAAATAGTATTTTTTAAACAAAAAGGAGAAAAAAATGAAAACAACTATTGACCGCAACTTTAAAGGTTTAACCTTTACAAATGGTCGCTTTATTTATAACGGCGACCTTATAATCAACAACAATGTAATCGTCGAAGTAAAGGACTTGGTCGTCGACGGCGACTTGATTGTCGATGGCGACCTTACCGCCGCAGGCAATGTAAGTGCAGACAATATTTTTGTCGCCGGCGACCTGATTGTCGACGGCGACCTTATCGCCAGAGACAAAGTTGTTGTAAACGGTAACGCAACAATCGCCGGAACAATAAGAACGAAGTTAGTGTCTGCTGTAAACCTTACAGCAGAAAACATAGTAGTCGATAAACTTCTTAATATCAATGGAAATATAAGCGTAAGCGGGAAAATTTACGCCCCGCTCGCTTTTATTTAATTTGTTTAAGTTAAAAGGAGAAAAAAATGAAAAAAACCTTTACTTTGGATTTGGCGAACGAAAACGTTGACTTTTTAAAAAAGTTAGCCAAAGTGAATATGCGTTCTGTATCGGCACAGCTGAGCATTTTGCTGAACGATTTGCTTGAAAAAGAACGTAAAAAGGTAAAGGACGACGACGTTCAAAAAGAACAACAAATTAATAGTAAACAGGAGGTGGGACAATGATAATAGAAACTGAAAAAACAAAAAGAGGGTACCACGCATTGTGGGAAAGTGGTGGCGGGTGTACCAACACTGGCGGAGCCACCGTGATTTGCGACCAAAACGGCTTGCCAAAAAAAGCCGTTTACGTTAAGCGTAGCGGTCATTTATCGAACCGCGAGCACGCACTGGTCGTTCTTGCGGTAGGCGACTACATTATAAATGCCTACCATCACTGGCGGAATTTTTGGATAAAGATTTATAGAGTTATAAGTTTCCAAGAAAAATATGCCGTTACAGAATTGGTCTATAAATTTAGTGATGGCGAATGGAATGAATCGCTGCCTGAATACCTGCAGTCGGCGGTAACGGCTGCGATGGAAAAGGCAACCTGCTATCACTGCACTCGGGCACATTATATAAAATAATAATAAAAATAATTAAGAAGGAGGCTATATGGAGCAATCAAACATAGCAACAAGTGTTACGCTTGATGTAACAGACAAGAATGAAAATGACATAATAAAGAGGTTCACAGAGGAGTATGAATTAGATGATGTATTAAGAGATTTCTTATCTGCTGGGAAGAAGAACTATAGTTGTGAGTGTAGGATAATAATAACGGGTAGGTATGCGGAGTTAAAATATTTAATTTGGAGGTATGGGGTATGGGAGGATGGTGTATGGCATAAAGGGGAGTGGAAGGATGGTGTATGGAAGGATGGAGAATGGAAGGATGGCACATGGTATTATGGGACATGGGAGAATGGTATATGGAAGGATGGAGAATGGAGGGATGGTATATGGAAGAATGGGACATGGGAGACTGGAAGGTGGATACATGGGGTTTGGCATAATGGTATATGGGAATATGGGACATGGGAGGATGGTGTATGGTTGAATGGTAGATGGGAGGATGGTATATGGGAATATGGTAGATGGGAGGATGGTGTATGGGAATATGGTAGATGGGAGGATGGTATATGGCATAATGGTAAGTGGAAGGGTGGTGTATGGTATGATGGAGAATGGCTTAATGGTGTAAAGGAATATGATATATGGAAGGATGGTATATTGTAGAATGGTGTATAGAGAGGTGAAGATATGGAGATAGATGTGATATTCATAACACCAGAGTACACAAGGATCGAGATAGAGACATTCAGGAATCAGGAGGTAACGAATAACATTAAAGCAATGAGTTATAGTGGTGGGGTAGCGTGGTTATGCGGGATATTGCGTGAGATAAGGGGGGATAACATAAGTGAGATAGTTAAGGGTATAGATGATATTGATGGAATAATGAAGATGAAGTTATTCAGGCTGCATCAGTATGATCCGGAAACGCAGTACAGGCATGGTATAGATCAGGGATGGGGTTTAGTGGATGGGATACAGACAAAGGGTAGTGTTACAAGGAGGTATCTACCCTATTTAACTATTTATGAAGCAAGGAGGAGGAACATAATAGGTGGGATATATAGGGACGAGGAGACGTTGAAGCGGAAGTGGGAGAGTGTTATAAGCTGGTATAATGGGTTAAGTGAGGAAAGGAAGTTAGGATTTAACAATAGGTTATTAGGATTAAGGTTAGGCATAGGTGAAGTTGGAGACAGGTTTAGGTCTATACACGTAAGATCTGGGATTGTTGTACGGTTTAAGTACAACGGTATGGTGAAAAAGAACGTGAGTGTGAGTAGGTATTATTGGGACAAGCGGGAGAGACGGCACAAATGGTATTGCACGGAATCGTGGAGACAGACAGACGAGAGCAAAGCACTAACAGATGTTATATTAATATATAGGGGTAGATATGATTAATGTATATTTAAGGATATTGGGGCACATATTAGTCAGACCAAAGTATATGAGGTATTTGGATGGGGTAGAGATAGAGTTAGCGGGAGAGTATAAGGATATATATGAGATTGTGAAGAGTTATCCTGGTGAGGAGATGATAATGCCGTCATATTTGGTTGAGAAGGGGATAGATAAGAAGTTATCGAATTTAATATATCCGATAATGAGTGAGATAATGGGGATGCAGGATATGGAGGCGTATAGTGATTTGTATAATTGTTTGCTATTGGTGGATGAGGACAACAGGAAGCGTTTAGCGATAAAGGTGATAGATGAGGCGAGGGAGGAGATAATGAGGGGGGAATTATCGGAGGCTATTTACAAGTTAAAGGGTTTAAAATATCCGCCGACGAAGCGTATAAAGAAGTTTGGGGAGATAGGGACGGCAAATGACAACACATTTATGACTGGGATAGATGATATAGATGAGGGAGGAGGTTTGGCATTAGGGAACATGTTGGTATTAAGTGGGGATACTGGCAGTATGAAGACGATGATAACATTATGGATGAGTCTAAGTATATTGAACAATACGGAATACAGGGTAGGGTATTTTGAGAAGGAGATGTTACCGAGAGATATAGTGAGGAGGGTAATAAGTAACATAAGTGGGAAGAGTTTGAATGAGGTAATGTGTATGGGTGGTAAGGATTATGAGAGGTTACATGAGGAGACGTATGAGAAGCACAAAGGGATATTGGATAGGTTTGTGATAGTACCGAACGATGTATTTGACAATGTACTGGACATGGCGAAGATAATAGAGAACGAGGGTATAAACGTATTTGTATTGGATTTCTTTACACAATTAGGGCAGGACAGAATGGAGAGGGATTTTACTACATTTACGATGGCACAATCTAATATGTTAAAGGAGATGATAAACACGACAAACACATTAGGTATAGTGATAACGCAATTACGTAAGAATAGTGCGAGGTCGAGATTGAATAAGATACCACAGCTTGATGATATAGAGTGGAGTGGCTCGATTTCGCAGTATGCGAGTTATGTATATAGCACGTTTTATCCTAAACTATATTATGAAAAAATGAACAGCAAATATTTTTATCTGATTAATAGTAAGAACAGGCATAATGCTGTAAAAGATGTCTGTTTACATGCATATCCATCACACTGTAATTTCTTGGAGCCTGAAACATCAGAAAAGATAGGAATGCTAAATTGGTTAGCGAGTTACAGGCAGAAAGTAAGTGGCAATGGATAGGGAGGGGAAAATGGAAATAGATAATTATGAGAAGGTAAATCTTATGTTTGAATGTTTGCATAAGTATATGGAAAGGGTAATAGACATTTATTTAAGAGAGCATGAAGAGGAGCAAAGAAAGAAAGAAGAATTATGTTTAACAAATATTGAGGAAGAAAATGATAATATTGCATAATGATATAGTAGAATATCTCAAATCGAGATTAGCAGAGAAGGATGGCAGGTTAGAGATAACATTTAATGAGGGTTTAATAAACATAAAGGTAGCTGGAGAATCCTATGATGATAATACGGAAAAGAAGAACATGGATTTCTATAGTGTGTTAGATATTACGACAAAGGAAGATGTGTATAAGATATTACAGTTAAAGAATGGTGATATACCCTTATTAAGTGCTATTGGATTACAGAGTTGGGGAGCACGTAGGATGGCAAAGAAAGAAAGGGAGATAGTATTTAATAAGGCGAAAGAGAGGATAGATAAGATAATTGACAGGTATGATGATATATATAAAGTATTGAAGGGATATATTGATTTACGTGAAGAATTCTGTAATTACATAGAGAGCATAAACACTACAGGTGTATTTAGGAATGAGGATGGGCTGGAATTAAAGTATGTATATAAGATAGGGGAATATGAGAGTGTAGCGATGAGATGTAAGTATGAATTACATAGCATACATGATAACAATTTATATGTAAACGTTATTTACAGGCAAACGAGGTATGGTGGCTCTAATATAAGTATAGAGTTGCCGTTTGATATTGATAAGAATTATAATACAAGCAATGTTATATTCGACAAATTAGTAAAGTTAATAAACGAGATTGAGAGAAAGCAAGTTGCCAGTATGATGATAAATGATGCGAAGGAGTTATATATAAAATTATCTAAGATGGGGGAGAAAGGCAAAAGGTTATGTGATGAATATAAAGCAATACTTCAAGATTTATATAAATAATCATAAGGAGAAAAAATGAAAATATTAGAAAATATTCCAGACTTTTTGGAACATGTATTGCTATATGGGAATGAGTATGAGGGATACAGTGGAGAAGTGCCAGATGGGTACAAACCTATAAGTGTAACGCATCTGATAGATTCGCCGTACCCGAATATTTTGTTTGAGCGACACAAAGACGAGTTAGTGATACCGTTAAGGCATAGGGTATACACGTTATTTGGGAAAATTGGACATGCGATGATAATGGATTTGGAAAAGTTTGTTGATTATGATAAATTGGAACTTGAGAAAAGGCATTTTATCAAATATGAATTAGACAATGTAGGGAAGTATATACTTAATGGTCAGGTAGATTTATTTGATACTAGGACAAATACTATATATGACTTTAAGTTTACAAGTCAATGGGTGTTCAAATATGGTGGAGGATATAAGAAGGAGTGGCAATATCAGTTAAATATCTATAAATATATAATGGAAAAATTAGGATATAAGATAGACAATTTAATGGTAATAGGTATAATAAGGGATATAGTATCAGCGAATATAAAGCCTGACCAGATGAAGGACAATGAAGTTGTGTTTTGTGAGATTCCAATGATGAGTAATGAAGAGATTGAGGAATATATAAACAACAGATTAATAAGACATGAGAGGGCAGATTACTGTACAGAGGATGAGAGATGGGCGAAACCGACTGTATTTGCTGTATATGATAAGCCTGGAGCGGTAAAAGCGAGCAAATTATTCTATAACGAGAAAGATTTTAATGAATATATAAGAAAAGCGGACTATCATCACGTAGAAATAAGGGATGGTGAAGACAAAAGGTGTGTAAGATATTGTGCAGTTAATAAATTTTGCGAGTATTACAGAAAGAACTATATAGAAAAGAGTTCTAAAAAAAGTAGTTTATCCCTAACTAACAATTTTTAACAAAAAAAGGAGAGATATTATGAAAAAAGAGACAAAAGTTTTGAAAATTGAAACAGAAAATGTCGTGAATGAAAACCGCACAGAAGAAAATGTTTCACGTGGAAAAATGAATGAAAATGAAAAAGTGATTATGGAGCAATTCAATAAGGTTTATGCGCACGGATGTCGGATAGGTGGTACTATAGCTGAATTCCATATATTGAACTTAAAGTTCAATCTGTATAAGACATTTGGTGTGGATAGTAGTGATAAAGATTCTGTTATAGCTAAGATATTGGAGGCTTTCGTCGATGCGTGTATAAAAGCGATGAAGGAAGCAATTGAGAACGAGATTAAGAATTCGGATGTATCAAATCAGAGTAAGGAGGTAAGCAAAAATGAGAGTTAAGAGTGCGTATTTTGATAAGATTAATGGGGTATATGACTTATCCTTATTAAAGGATATGTTAAAGAGCGGGGAGATAACGTATGCTGAATATGAAGAGATGAGGGAAGATATATTAGCCAGAGAATACTGGGAGTATATAGGACGCAAAAGACATGGCAAGAATGATAATGATGAATATGAGGATAATTATTTTGATGATAATTATTATGAAGATATGAATTAAAGTATAGTTAGCGGGATAGACGGGAGAACGCTTGTTCTCTCGTCTTTTTTTTAATATTGTGGAAAATTTGTTATTTGAATATAACTAAATACGTATTAATTTTCTATAGATTAAGGAGTGCAAGTTTATGGCAGAACCTTCTGACGAAATCAAGAGATACAACAAGTTATATAGGTTAATGAACAATTCCAGAAGTAAATACATTAAGTATTACGAGGAAGATGAGGAATTTTATTTATCGGACATTGATGAGACTAGGACACAATTTAATAAGAGCCAGTTAGATTTTATAAGAAAGAAGTATGATATACCTATAAGTACAAAAATTGTATATGCTATAGTTGAGCAGGTATTAGCATTTGTTACAGGTGGCAAGCCATCGATAGAGCTAATGGCACAAGAGGAGATAGTACGGGATTGGGTACTTTTGTATAAAAGATTGATAAATAGCATATGGTATGAAAACAATTTGAATAGCGAGTTATATTACGCTATAAGGGATATGTTGGTAACTGGAGCTGGGTATTTACATGTAAGACCAAATTCATATTATCAGGAAAGCACATTTGGTGTAGTAGTAGAGAGGGTAGATTGGAAAAATGTGTATGTAGATCCCTATTGCACCAAGTGGGATTTAAGTGATGCTGATTATGCGGCAATTTGTTACACAATGCCGAAAGGGAAAGCTGAAAGGGAATTCGATATTAGTATAAGCAAAGATGATACACGTAATGAGTTGAGTGCCGAAGGTGCTGGGGAGATAATAGAGTATGCATATTATGACAGTTATCCATCTAATTTAAGCAATGATGAATTTAAGCCTATATGGATTAAGAATTTTTATGAAAAAAAGAATGTGAAGGTATATATAACACCAGATGGGAACATTAGTTTAGATGAACCTGTACCGACGAAGATAACGAACAAACAGAAAATATTATTAGGTCAGCAGATAACTATATTAGAGCAACAATTGGAGCAAGCAGCAGCATCAGCTGTAAACACTGAGCAGATAGAGCAACAGGAGTTAGAGAATGTAAACATGCAGTATGAGGAAATGAAGTCGCAATTAGAGCAGATGTATGAGCAATTCGTGGACATGCCTGATTTGGTGGATGGGTATATAATGGTAATGGAGAACGGAAGACCGATAGAAATAGAAGAGTATATGGTAATAAAGCAAAAGAGGGTTGAAAACACTTTAATGGTAGGAGACAAGATAAAGTACAAGAGGATATTACCAACTGACGAGATACCTATAATAAGGTTATCGTATACGGACAGCAGGAATATTAACAAGTATTATGGGGCTATACACACGATAAAGGATTTAGTGAAGGCGATGAATAAGTTATGGGGTGCAATGATTTACGATATGCAGATGCGGACTTCGTTAAGAGTGATATATGCCAATCAGAGTGTAGCCGATCCCGTATTAGCTGAGAGTAAATTTGCGTTACCCGGAGCATGGGTAGGTTATGATGCAGATCCAGAATTACCTGATGGAGGTAGACCAACGGTAACAGATATATCGGCAGCAAACCAATACATTATACAAGCGTTACAGATGTTACAGCAGATGATAGAGTATATCACTGGTATATATGGAGTGGTGCAGGGTGATCCGTCTGGGGCACCAGACACCGCCTCTGGGACACAAGCGTTACAGACCTTTGGCACACAGAGAGTTAAGTTACTCACAAGGAAAATCGAGAGTGCATTAGAAAGGTTAGCGTATGTATTAGTGTTATTTTTACAAAAGTTTTGTCCGAGAGAAAAGGTGTTACAGTTATTAGGAGAAGACATAGATATAAGTATAATGGATCAATCTATAAACACTAAATTTAAAGTTAGATGTAGTATACATGAAAGTTTACCTACAAGTCGTCAGATTGCGAGTGCAGCTTTATCGAGACTTGCGGCAACCGCACAGACACCGGGAATGCAACAGTTATTTGCACAGTACATGTTACGTTTCTTAGACATAAAAGAGGCGGATCAGATAGCACAGGAATTACTGGTTGTGCAGCAGCTTGAACAACAGTTGCAGGCAATGCAGCAAGAATTGCAAAAGAAGGATGCTGTATTAAAGAATGCTGAACACAATTTAGCACAGAAGGAAGTAGCGATGGAGGCTGAATTAGCAAAAGCGAAGATACAGGCTGAAGTAGAGAAGCAAGAGGCTGTAATGCAGGCAAGTGAGCCAGAACCGCAAGCAGAATTACCAATTATAAACATATAGGAGGAATTATGGAAGAGTATCAAAGTGATAATGTAAACATATATGAAAGTCAAGATATAGAGAATAACAATCAAGAAGAAAACGATGAGGGTAGATTTTACAATGGAGATTTCTTTAGTTTTATAGCTGGAGAGAGCGACTATACTAACGAAGTTAGGGATGATAGTATAGATGAGGGGAGCGACCAGCAAGCTGAGGTAGATGGAACAAGCACAGAGGAAGCTGAGGTAGCTGACAGTATAGAGGAATTATTTTACAAGGAGTTTGATAGTTTAGAGGAGGCTAACAACTATATAAAAAGTTTAAAGGATGTATTATTAAATCCTGATAATCCAGTAGCTGAGAAATACATAGAGAACTTTTTAATCAACAGGTTAGCTGAAGAGAATAGCAAGATAGATGGATTTGCTGAGCATTATTTAGCATTCATACGAAATCCTAAAGAGTATCTAATACAATTTTATCCTGAAAAGTTAGCGGAGATAGGGATACAACCTATAATGACTGGTGAACAAATAGAGAAAGCGATAGATGACAAGTTGAAGGAGGAGTTTGGGGAGGATTATAAAAGCCAGTGGGACCCGAATGAGCTTTTGGATGTAAACTCAATAACCAGCAGGATACTATTCAGGAAAAACGAGTTATATCAGCATTATATGGATGTAAATAAGAAAAACGAGGAGATATTAGCTAATTGGAACAGGAATTTGGCTGAAGGGAAAAGCAATATTCAGGAGTATGGAAATCAGGGAACGAACGTAATTGAGGAGATCAACAGACAGTATAAGGACAAATTTATAAATGAGTATCAATTTTCAGAAGAAGACTATAACAAGTTTATAGAAGATATGCAAAATCGCACATTAACTATGGAGGACATGCATCGTGTAGTGTACTTTGATGGTTATATGCGATTAGCATATGAAAGAGGATTAGAAGACGCTAAAAAGGGCGTCTATAAGAAACTAGCTGCTGAGAATCAAGGGGAGATTATCAATCCAACGAAGAGAACTCAGGAGAGTGTCTCAAACAAATCGTTACCTGATAACTGGAGAAACCTACTCAGTGGCAAATTAACTATACCGTATTATTAATGACAATTAAGGAGAAGAATAATGGTATTTGGAAAAGGAGATCAAGTAGCTGGACAAAATGATTTATTTCCTGGATTATTTACAACAGGAACGATACCTGAAGATTATTTGCCGAGAGGCATGGACAATTTAGGTCAAATGGCATTTATCACAAGGGGTACAACAAAATTTTTGTCTATGCTACATCAAAGATTTAAAAAATCGAAAAATGTAGATACACGTGAGCATAGAGTACATGAGATAAGTGAATTAGACAGAACTTTCCGTACGATTGAAGACAGTCCGTCACCGGACGTGATTATCTTGAACAAGGATGCTGCAGCACAGTTACAGCCAAATGATATATTATTTGCACCTGAAGTATTTTCGAGGTACGACAGTGCTAGTGGGAAAGTGGTATATAGTAGAGTATTCTCGAAGGAGTTTACAGATTGCGAGCAAATGCTTGTTTTGAATATAGAGCAAAGAGAAGATAAAACTATTGTTACTGTAAGGCGTGCAGATTATGGTAAAGGAAAGAATGATTTACAGGGTTTAGTTGTAAGTTTAAGTGAAGTGGATTACGGCACAGATGGATTAATTAAGCAAAACGATTTACTTGTACGTGGGTTACCGACATTCCCGGAAGGTTCTGATGCACCAAGAGGTTTCTGGAAAAATCCAGTAATTGATAACAATTTCACTCAAGAGTTTAAGTATGCACTTGAAATCACTAAAGAGAGTGAAATTGAGAAGACATGGATAGGCAAGACACCGATAGAGATATACAGATTGTTGAAGACAAGACAGGCGACATTAGATATTGAAAGAGCGTTTTTATTTAACAGAAAGGGCAAAAAGATTGATCCGTTAGGAAGAGTTCAATACACTGTTGGTGGTGTAGTTGAATTTATACCGAAGGATGATGAGCATGTGCATGTATGGGATGCTTCGAAGGAATTGAACTATAAAAATATGTTGGATTTTATATCGAAAGTGCCTGAAGACGGAGGTGGGCAGGTAAGAGACTTATTCTGTGGTATAGATTTATACGTAGCATTAAAGAAGTCCTTCTATGATGAGAAGTATTTAAGGTATGATCCAGATGCAAGTAAAGAATTTGATATTCCGATTGAAAGTTTAGTTGGTGCAGGGATTAAAATTAACGTGATTCCTTTATATACTTTGCAGGAAGTTGGATGGGGTAAACGAGGTTTATTATTAGATTTCAGTGTACCATCATTTGTCCCTACAACTCATGCAAATTGGGATATGAAGGTAGAGAAAGACATTGGTCAGAAGGGCGTGCAAATTTACAAAGAGCAATGGATTGGTATTAAAGGTTTAGAGCGTAGGTACGCACAATATCAACATATTTTAGATTTCAGTCAATTAGTATAGGAGGATAAAATGATAAATTATCTTAGCAATACATATAGATTACCAGACAACAGCATTAGACCTGGCGAGACACCGTCAGATGGTTTAATGGTAACTAGAAAAGTTAAGAATGGAGATACAAAAGTGAATGTGCCTTTCAAACCTGGCAGCAAAATTGCATATCAGGTATATACTGTAACAGATGTGGATGAAGATGGCAATATAACTATGCCAGCTGTGAAAGGGGATGGTTACGTAGTAGTAATTGGCAAAGCATTCAATCTCACAGATGGAGGAGATGCATTATAATGTATGTATGGGAGCTGCATGAAGCATTAGCAAGGAGCTTGAATGATCCTTATTCAAGTTATTGGAATGATTTTCCATATTTGCCATATCAAATCGGTAGTTCACGAAAAGTCGAAATTTTTTGTGGGGACGGGATGAGGTTCTCGTCCCTACAAAGAAGTATATATCTAGACAGAGCGATAACATCGATTTTGCGTGATGCTATAATGCAAGTTATACATTTACCAAGAGTTCATGCAAGTTCCATACTACAAAAGCTATTTCCAACATTAACTCAAGTATACACAACTAGCATGCAAAAAGAGTGGTCTTTCGAACATTTATGGGTTTACAGTGTGGTAATTGCGGTAAAGGGAGTGTATGCTAAAACGCACTCACCCAGAGACAGAACTATAAATAGTTTTAACGATGGTGAATATATAAATATAAATGTACCATTATATTCAGAAGTTGAAGCGAAAAACTTATTCGGGGTACAGTCAAAAATTCGACCTGAACTTGTAGCATTCTGCATATGGAAACCAAATCTTATAGCTTTTTATGGAGAAAGGATTAATGATTTAACTAACGGTTATGCTGACAATAAGATGCATGTAACATTTATGAAAAAGCCTAAAAAAATAGTGAATTCAACGGATAGAGAAGAAGTCGAATTTGATGACTTGTACTTTGACAACATAATACAACGAGCAACACTATACGGGTTACATGATTCTGGATTATTAGGTAGTGCAAACATTGCCATGTCATTACTTGATACACCAACGATAAAAGTAGGTTCATTTATTCCAAATAATAGTGGAGTACAAGAACAATGAAAAAGATATATTTGTACGTACAAAATCCTGACGATATACCTAAAACTATATATTATGGTAAAGTTCAAAGTGTTGAAATCGATGATGATGATATAATGCGTAAATCAGAATATGATATTAATAGGGACGGTTATGTAGATAAACTAAAACGATTATCAGATATACAAGATGTAGAAGACTATAAGGAGGGTAAGGTTCTAGTAATTAAAAACAGTGATCCAGAATGGTCAGATGTAGAAGCCAATGTAGATATAGATGAAATCGATGGTGGAATCATCGTCGATGATTTAACATAATTATCAAATAGTATCATAAAAAAAAGGAGAAAAAAAATGAGCACATATAATCCAGTAAAAATAAAACCTAAAAGAACTACACAAAATAAGATCCCTAATTTGGGACCAGCACTCGACAATAATGAATTGCTAGTAACAAGTGATAGCCGACATATATATATTGGAAATGCGAGTGGGCAGTCTATAACATTAACGCCTGATATTGCATTACTTCAATCTGCAGCAACATTAGACGATGATCATGCATTTATTGTACAGCTACAATCGGATCCGGATGCGATAAGCAAGCAAATAAGATACATTGATTTGAAAACAAATATAGTAAATGATGTAAATACGTCAATCGAACCTAATTTATACAAAGTAAAGGTAAATGCGAAAGATACAACACCAAATTATTTAGATAACAAGATAACAACAAATGACGTAACTTCAGAAATTGATAAAACGATAGTAAGCGACACAAGTTTATCGTTACATATCAAACCGGATATACTTAAAATGAATAAATTCAATGATGTATCGCTTCAAAAATATATTGACGATTTAGTATATGGAGCAAATAAAGAAAAAGATTACGGTAAATTCCCAACATTTAACTATTTACGTTATAAATATAGTAGAGTATTTAACAATATTATAACTATAGATTTTGTTACATCAAATAATATAACAAACAGCACACAATATAATACATTTGCAAGTATATTTAATTCAACGCTAAGATCAACAAGCAACCAACTTCCTACTTTCCCAACAAATCAAAGTGCCATTAATGCTTTTAACGAATCTGTACACGATTTGCTATTTATAGATGGTACTATAAGCGGTAGTATGATTGAAGGTAATATAAAAACCTTTAGAATTTATAGTAAATACACGACAGCAGTACAATTTGCAAGACAAGAAGAGAATCTCATTGTAACTAATACATTGAACTATGATAGTGCATTACCAATCATATTCGTAAAATACTTTTATAATGGTAGCAGTATAACAGAAGTAAATAGAATATATACATTTATCAAAGAGAGTACAGACTATAAGTTAAGACAATTAGAATTTTCGCAATCTGGTCCTACATATACAGCTGGTCCCGGTATTAGCATCACGAGTGATGTGATTTCAGCAGCTGTAAACTCAACTGGCGGATTAGAGATTAATAGTGGTATAAAGGTAAAACTAAGAACAAACAGTGGATTAACAACGGATGCTAATGGTTTAGGATTAAATATAGATACCAATAGATTAAATATAACAAGTAATACATTAAGCGTCAAACTTAAAACAGACGGTGGGTTATCGTCGGATGCTAATGGATTATTTGTACAGATAACAGAAATAGATGGTGGAACTATATAGAATTTATTGCAATGTCCAAATTTGAACCTATAATAAGGGAATTCTATCAAGATCAATCTGGTCAGAGGCATATAAATGCAGATGCAGGATTTAATATAATACGTTTATTCCACCATATATCAGTAGGTTATGACCCAGAATTATTTGTATATAACTTTGGCACAATAATTCAGCGTAGTAATCAATCTTATACTAATGCACTTAAAAACAGATATGATGTACAGAACATAATACATTGTATTAGCAATTTACCACACATCTTAACTGTAAATAATCTAGAATACTTTTTATCACAAACGTCTTATCATTTTGATATTTCTAGCAATAAGGAATATAGTTTTGGAATTTATAACACTATAGGTGCTTTTCAAAATAATTCATCTAATTCAAAATTTTTAATTTATTGTGAAATTTTCGACTGGAATACTCACCAAAAGACAACTCACACTGTATACAGTTCCGGGTATGGACGTAAAGGTCTCGGTATATCACAAACAATTATTAATAATCAATTAACATTCTATTATTATGAATTTGGTAGTGGCTTTCGAAGGATAGCAAAAATAGATTTAACTACACTTACTTCACAGGTGTTAGGAGTTGTATCTGGTGTAATATATCGAGATGATGCATATAGTGTTTACGATAACGTAATTTATTCATCAACTGACAGTGCATCTATATGCTTTATAGAGGGAGCTAGAATCTTCGTTATAAGAAGGGAAGGTTCAAATGTTTGTTTAAAAGCTGAAACATTGCAATATAATAATGGACAAATTACAAACATGTTATTAGGACACAGTACATATAATTCTATAGACTGGATATTTATAGATCACAATTTTAACTTATTTTTTTCTTACAATGGATTAACTACTTATTATGCATATTATGCTGGAGATTATTCATCAAGCAGTGCTCAATTAGTCGGTAATATAACGTCAGATGAAAGAAAATACAAAGCACATGGAGGAAGTGATGTATATATTGACTCTGGTTCATACTTGAATAGAGGTACGGAATCGACACCTATAATGTTTTCAGATAGACTAAAAATGGCAATAGAATGGTACAATGGGTACACATACCAAGTATGCTATCGAACGTTTTATAAGAGACCAAGTTTAATTTGGAGCGAAAGTAATCCACATATAGATCGCTTTGCTGTACCGCAAGATACAGGACCTGACAGATTAAGAATACAATATCAGACACAAAGTATTGATGAAACATTTATCTATGCTAGTGTTAGTAATACAAATTCTCCTGAAGAATTAACAAAAGACACAAGATTTTTAATAAATGAGGAGTACATAAATAATATACCAATTAAAAACTGGAGAATGTCAAACTACGTGCTGAATTCATTACGTAATACATATAATTATAGAAAATTAATTCCTGTTGCATTTGTCAAGAGAGAAATCCAATACGGCTATGACAAAGTGTTTCTTATAGGAGTTGGATACGAAGAGATAGTGCTATTGTCAAGTGATGATGGATTTACAAATTCATATAATCAATTGTTCCATCTTACGAATGAGCAAAACATATCGGAATCGAATATCGAATTTTATTATTTTATACGAGCACGTAACAACTCTAATTGTTGGTATATTGTTGTAGGTTTCACCGATAGAGTGTACTACTTCTGTGTTAAAGGTGCAAGATATAACACATTTATAAAAACTATAATAACTTTAACAGGAAATAATAGATCTTATGGCTCACAATATATAGAAAGCTTAGATAATGAAGATAGAATTCATATAATAACTGGATATTACATAAACAATGGCACCGGGAATGCGATATATGTTGCAGCACAAAAAAACACTTCAGAAATAATAAAGTCTACAGCGGTTAGAGTATCCAGTAGATTATACGGAACTAGGCAGACTAAGGACGACAACAACCATTATCATCCTTTTCTAAATGTTTATGGTGCTACGGAATGGCAACATTATACCGATCAAGCAAAAAATGAATTAGGGACATCTATTTATCATGTCATATCTGACTTAAGACCACCATTATTTGAGCAGCAATTAACTAGAAAGTATATAATGCAAAATCCACCAAGATCTACAAATTACGGATTTAGGATAATAGGAGTAGAGAATACTCCTACTGTTGGAAGGTTATTTGTAGGTTTATGTTATTTTAAGGATAAAGCAACAGTATCAACTAAAATAATATAGGAGTATAATTATGATAACCACAAATTATGTAATACCAACGCAATATGGCATTAATTCAGAATTTCAGCTAGTAAGTAGTATTCATTATAATTATTTAAGTAGAACACTTGAATATGAATATTTTATGTACATATCGCAACAGTTATATGCAGATGATTATCCACCAATTATAATATCCAAATACTTTATAGAAGATGTTGATGACGCTGGTATAGAACAAGCAATTACAGATGACTTAAACACAAGGTTTAACTCTTAAAGAGAAAAAAAATGCCAAGAAATATCCTAATAAAGCCAATTAGAATAAAGCCAGACACGAATCCATCCAATATAATAGTAAATGAAATAGGTGTATCTAATGGCGGTTATAACCAGTTTGGTATATTATATAAAAACAATAGTAACAAGGTATGTGTATTATCTAATATAGCATATTATACGATAATTGTAGAGGGGAATGAAGGAGCGTTAATACCACCAGGTTATACAAGTAGCGGAATTATTATACCTGGAAACAATTATGGAAGTAACATAAAGACGAATACGGCGATAACAAAGATATTCGCATATTCATTAAACTTAGACAATGCAGCTAATTCTTGTTCATTTCAAGTAATGCGACGTGTAGGAACTAACAATTATTCAGTAGCATCAATAACGGCAACGCAAAGCATGGATATAACCAATATAACACCTAATTCAAACAGTATATTAGCAGATGGTATGAACTATATATATTTATATATTAATAATAGTGTAAGTGCGAACCAATTAATAGTAACACTAGAAGTTTCGAGGTACTAATGGATATAAATAAATTTATAGAGTATACTGGATATTTTTTAGCTGGATTAATCAGTTATTTATTTTATAAGTTCAGAAAGGAAGCTAAAACATATGATATAAGGAAAGCTTTAAAAATGACGAATGTCCAGTATAATATATATAAGAAGATAGTAGAGTTAGCAGACGAAAATATAATTCGTAGTTACATATTGGAGTTTCATAATGGAGAAAAGTATATAAGCAAGATCAATGGATTGAAGATGAGTTGTACATATGAATTTGTTAGGACTGGATATGAAGGCACAAATAATTTAGTAAAAGAGAAGCCATTAACGATAATTGCCAAGTTTTTACACGGATTACTGCACAAGGAAATAGATGACATATCTGGATTAACCATTATCGGGTGTGATAACTGTATAAATTACAGTAAGTGTTTAAAATGTGTATATAGGATTGATGTAGAAGATTTAGATTATAACTATATGCGATCTTTGTTTGAGAGTAGAGGGATAGAAATTGCATATTTAACAATATTAAATAGCGATGATAATATATATGGATTACTTATAGTTGAGATGAAGCCTGGAATTACTTATAGTGACTACGATGAAGATGAAATAGCAAAAAGAATACAAAGCACAGCTAATACAGTATCATCAATGATGAGTGATTTATGATACTATACATTCCTGAATTTAGGCATGTAAACAGTCAATGGACTGTTGATGATATAGTTGCTGTAGCAAAATACAGCATGCGAGTACTTGAAATGAATACTTATCCTATACCATATTATTTATGTAGAGCATTATATAACAATGTTGTATATAATATCCAAGATTTAATATTAGCAAGTGATGCGTGGCGATACAGGTTAGAATATCAAGTCGAACCTCAGCAAAATGCCTTATTCCCTGATCTGTTTGAAATTGATTTAACTAAAAATGAAAAAATAGTAGAAAAGTATACTGATGAAAACCCATCAAACAAAAGAACGGAAAACGGTATAATATATGCAGTATATGGTTATAGATATATTGAGCCAAAAGATTTTTATCCATACGATCATATATATGAGGTAATTGGATTATATAGTAAATTGCTTGGATGGTTTATAAAGAAGGACTATAATGAATTAATAGAGATATGTAGAGGTGAAAATGAAATGTATAGACACAGCAACATATTTGCTGTAAATAACGATAAGGTATATATATATAAAGCACAGAAGAATGATACATCAATTGAGCAAGATGAATACAGGCTATTAGTAACGAGAAAGATAGTTATAGATGATTTAAAAATGGAAGATACAGAAGATTTAATGACTTACAGTAGTGGAGATGGTCAAAGTCAGCAAATATTAAAAATAAAAGCAAAAATAACGGACACTTATCATAACTATATAGATGTTCCAGAAAAATATGTAAAATTGCTGACTTTGCAATTAAAAAGGGAAATTTTAGAATACATATCGCAACCTATTCCAGAAGAGTTAAACAACAGTATAGAAAAGATAATGGCTTCATTTAAGATGGAGTTAGAGAAAAACGAATTAGAGATTATCAATAAGAAGAGGATAATAGGATAATGGAAATAGAAAGACGCAAGGTAATACAGCAAGCACCAAACAAAAGCATGGAACAGATAATGAATGAAATGTTATCCTTGTATTATAATGGGCTAACTACACATAAAGAGGAAAATAGTTTAGATATAACTGGTGGCAATATACAGCAACCAGAAAACGAAACAGAGATAGTACCAGAAATAACTAAAAATGGTACAACAAATTCTGGTGGCAGTAATTCAGGTAACAGGGACAGAAGTAGCAATAGCAGTAGCAATAATAAAGACAAGTATGGTATATATATAACTGAGAAATTAAGGAAAAAGGTAGAGGAAGCTGCCAAAAATTTGAAAGAGTATTTTATAGGAAACAAAATAATATATGTACATCCTGATGTCGGAGATAGGATAGTGAAAGCTAACGAGGAAATGAAGAGAGAAACTGGTAAAGAGATAAAGATAAGCCATCATTATAGAACATTGGAGCAACAGTTAGAAATATGGTTAAAAAGTTGGGAAGGAGAACCGCATAAAAGCAGGCGAAAGTATAGGGCAGCAAGACCTGGTGTAAGTAATCATAATTATGGATTAGCGATAGATGTAGTTAATTGGAGGGAAGCTGAACCTTATTTAAGGAAGTATGGTTTAGTAAACGATATACCAGATGACAGGTTACATTTTTCAATAAATGGGAGATAGATATGTTAAATGAAAAGATAGTTGAGGTAGCGAGCAGATATATCGGCGAGAAAGAGCTGATAAATAACAGTGGATTTGTCAATAAGGAGTTTGAAGAGAAAATGAGGAAAATGGGGTGGGTAAAAGGGCAGGCGTGGTGTATGTACTTTGTGAAGTTATGCATTTATGAGGCAACAAAAGAGTTGTTTGATGAAAGCATAGCAGAGAAAAGGATCAAGCAGTTGAGTGGACATGTATTATCAAATTGGCAATTATTAGGTAAGAGTTATAAGAAGTATACGAAAGCAGACAAGGGATATATAGGTTTTATGAGGAAACCAGGAACAACTAAGGGACATGTGTTTATAGTTAAAAAGTCTGACGCTTTAGGGGTAGAAACTATAGAAGGGAACACGAATGGTAGAGGTAGTAGAGAGGGAGATGGGGTATACACTAAATACAGGAAAACAGCGAATATGATTGGAGAGACAACATCATTACAATTATTAGGGTACATTAATTTAGAGGAAACATTATGACAACGAAGGATATATTAAATAAGATTACAGTAGCGTTAGACGATATAAATTTTAATAAGATACAGAGGTATGAGTACATAAAATATATAGAGGAAACGTTACAGGACATAGCATTAGAATGCAACTTATATTTGGATAAGATGGAGTTAATAGGTAAGGATGGAGAGACTTCAGTAGAGATTTCTTATGAGAACAAGCAACCTATAGCGATAGAGCATGTAGCGAGGAACGGATTTGTGTGTAGAGAATTCAGTAGCAATGCTATAAAGAATGCACAGGTAGATTTAGGCAATACTGGATTTAGCACGAATGCTACTATATTGAATGAAAGAGCGTATTGTATTATAGTAGAAGGGACTAAGCAGAAGCAGTTAAAGCTTGAGTTTGCCGTACCATTTCGTGGTGAAGAGAAAATAGAGGTATTATTATCGACAACTATAAGTAGTGATAAAATCCCTACTGAGTATAAAGATCCTGTAGATGTGCCTGCGTATTTGTATAACTGTTTATATTATGGGGTAATGACAAGGGTCTTGGAGACAATGAGTTTACGCAACGAGAAGAGGTATAGCGAATATCCAGTTTTTAAAAGCAATTATGATAGGGAGAAAAAGAAAGTCAAGGCATATTTAGTTAATTTAAAGAGCAAGGCAGGGTTGAATTTGATACAGCCGTTATTATGGTTAAGTGAAAGCAATTATAGAGACGGACAGGTAAAGGAGTACGAGTTTCCACCAGAATATACAAGTACAATAATACAATGGGAATAGTATGAGTGATATGAGAAATCCCATACATTACGAGGAAACCGTTGTAAGTTTTGGAGCTGGGATAATATCTGATGTAAAAAGCGACATTCAGCATGAAACGGGTAATAAGCACAATTACGTGCTATGGGCAGTAAATTACAGACCAGACAAAATAGCACAATCATTTGTAAGGAGAAGTGGAACTGAAACAGTTTCTAGATTTAATTTAACAGATAATGGATCGTTAGGTTTTATTAATAATCCATTTGGAACTAATTTCAATACAATAAACATTCCAATTGAGTTAGTTGGCACATTGGAATTATATAAATATTGGAACATCTTTTATAAACGCTACGAGCGAATTTATAAAAGAGTCGATCCTATTGATGGTCCAACCGGTCCAAGTGGCGATGACGATTTTAAACCGATAGCACAACCTACTGAAGATTTTAGTCAGGATGGCACAAGAGAAATTTCAGAATATTACTTTCAAAAAAATGTACCAGTCTATAAACCAGAAGAAGCTTTTTTCCAAATTCCACTATCATACTTTGATTCTCCATATAATGTAAAAGATCCTATCTTAAAAAAGTATACAAAGATTATTTACTTAGGCGATAATCAATTTAAGATAATTGAACACAAAGAAAATAGTCTTGGAGAAATCAAAGATCTTTATACACGAATATTTAGTTATAACATGAATGGTTTAATTTTGTATGATGAAATATCAGACTTTAAATTATCACCTGATCATGATTATCCTAAATTTTTGAAAGGTCATAAATGTAGATATGAAACAAATGAAAATAATGAGATATGGGCTACTATTGAATACAGAAACCTAACATATAAATTATATTCAACACAAATTGAGTTATACGGAGCTGTAAGATATGAAGTAAATAGACCTACGAAAACAGGTAACTTGTTTATATTTTGCAATAAAAAGCATTCCACATCCTATACACTAGTAGAAAATGATGCCGTACAGGAAGAGATAGACAAGGAAGAGGAAGCTTTCAGAATATTTGACTTATTGATTGATTATGACGCATATGTAAAAAGATACCGCAAATATTGTATAGATAATAAATTATGGAAGGCATATATACCATATGTAGATAAGTATGTACGCACTAAATACTATAAAGGAGAATATATACAAGTATATGTAAATGAGCTAAAAATTATAAATCAGTATAATACAGGAGAACAAGATCTAAGGTATAAATTTAGCGATCTTTATTTTTTCCGATTTGGGAAAGGAAGGATTACGTATTCCACTCAGCTAAAAAATATCACGAATTCTTTTGATTCTCAATTAGGATTTTATTTGAAATATAAAAGCGAGATTGTGTATTCTGTACACAATTTACCTATATCAATAGACAGTCCTGTACCAGCACCACAGATATTTAAAGTATACGGTTTAATGAATAATCATATAAAGAACGGTAATGCAATATATGTAAGCACAATAAAGAACGATTTGGAGAAAGAATATATATATAATGCACCTGTCAATTGTTATTATTATGAAAATGCGATGGACCAAAAATACGTATTCATGCCATACGATATAAAATCTGTAACTTGGAGTGGATGGAAATGGAGATATCCAAGTAAACTATATAGTCAACTTATAGGAGAGGTGCATCTACATTTACCAAAAAGGTATCGACTTTCACCGTATATATTTAATTTTGATAAAAATAACGCAGTTCGTACTAGCAACCATAAAGATACGAAGTATCTTCAATTCTTTTATGAACAAAAGAAGCTTCTATTTGATGTATATCGTTCAATACAAATGGATTATCAAAGTACTAAAATTCGTGTACCTATTATAGATGGTGTTGAAAATTATAATTCAACACATTTAATTACAGAAGGCGAAAGATATAGTTTATCAGGTATAAGTAATGATTATGGGGACAAACAAAAAGAGAAAGGGCAATATGATTATGCTGAGTTTGATAAAGCTACAAAATATTTGAATAGTGACTATATTTATGTTAAAAATTCATCAGATACAAGTATAGATATAATGTTTTGGATGACTGATCAGTTACCGTATCCAGATGACATACGATTAAGGAACAAGGCGTTAATGGATATACCAATAGAGTTTGGGAAAAGCAGCAATAGGTATTCATTATGCGATGTAATATTACCGTTTAAGAGATATAGTGATATGTTAAATCAATACATATTAACTATAGAATCATTGAACCATGACAAAGAATATTGGATACCGTATCAATCGATAAAATATCCAATGATAACAAAGACCGAAAACCATCATATTGCACTAATCGATATGATGTTTAACAGGAAAAAAGGGATAATGAACATTGATCCATCATTAATATATGCAGAAGACGGATACTTGTGGTATGACATAACTCAAGGACTATCAGATGACGAAATAAAAGAATTATTCAATAATTTAACATTAGTAACTACACATGATGCTTTATATTATCCTCTATCAACAGTAAACGCTAAAATAAAATATAACAATACGAAAGAATCTGTCAATGCTGAGATTGTTCCTGCATTGCAGAATGTATGTAGAGGACGTTCAACAGAACTTGCTACACAGATAGAAATAGAAGCTGAAGACGAATTAAATGAGAAAGATTTCTGGATGGATTTACACGCAAATGATTACGAAAATTTAGTACGCTGGAGAGAGGTTATAGGTACGCTTGAAATATACCGGGTACATGGTATACCAACAATGAGTGCAACAGCATTTATGTTGCCGAATTACAAAGCTAATTACACACCTAGATATTGGTTAAGGGGCGAAGAGATACCATATTTAATAACTGGAGTTGTTGATGGCATAGAAATAGAATTCAAGAGGGGAGTATATGTTATTCCATCTTCAAATGAATTTATAAGATTTAAACATCCAGCATTTTATATGATAAACTATATTGAGGCACCTGACTACAGGATATTGCATTATGTAAGTGAAAATTCGATGATGAATTGTAATCCTAATTCTATAATGTATGCATATCATCCATTCGCTTGGAGCAATGTAGTGCCATCAACAAAGACTATAAAGAGTGGCAACCCACCGCATATGATGAATACATTAAACAATAAGTTAAAGAAAAATGGATTACATAAATTATTTAGTTTTGATTACGAATATGAAGACAACGGAGAGTATAAACAAAAAAGTACCAAATATGGACAATTCACATTTTATCCAATGTGGCAAAGGCTACCATTCTTATGTTTTACTTTAGTGTTAAATTATTCAAGTTTAGAGGAAGCGATAAATGATTTACCGTCTGGACTAACACAGATAAAATTATATATAGCTGAGGCAAGTAGTGAGAGTATAATAAGTAGAGACATACGAGGTAAGGAGGCTAGCGTATTTGAGGAGGGATATGCAAGGCATAACTTGAAAGCAAACAAAAATGGGTACAGATTAGTAAAAACATTCACAATAAAAAATAGTCCTGGTGACAGGTATAATGATGGTGTTTACAAAGCAATGGTAAGTAACGAGAATGTAGCATCCAATACGAATTCATGGTTAAGGGTACAAGATTACACATCTGCTATAAATAGCAAATATCAGGATGATCCTAATTTTTATCATTTGTTGAATAATCGTATATTAAGTTTAGAACACGATTATATTCGTAAAAGATCATTTATAATTGCTATACCATATATAGAAGAGATAGATCAAAAATACGATTTCAAAGACTTTCAAGAAGTTAATGATACATATAAAGAGTATGCTCTCAATTTTAGAAATGATACTGATATTTGTGAAATATATAATAATATAGTGAAATGGACACCAGATTTTTATTTATGGGATTATCCACAACAATCAGAATTAGCTATAGATAATTTGCAGGGGATGGGAGAACAGTTATGGGAAGGAATTGGAGCTAAATACGTAGCAACTATAAAAAATGCCTTTATCATTATAGAAGGACAAAGCAAAAATGGTGATATAGAGACTGGCAGAGTACGTGTTAGTTTAAATCAGAATGGTAAATTCAGTTTTGATATGTTTAGGGAATGGGACTTTATAGACGTATGTACGGAAGAGATTACATCCTTTGCTGTATTCAAAGATAACTTAATAATATTTACAAAGCAGGCTATATATCTAGTTGTATTTCAAGATATAACGAACGGAGCAACTTGGTATGTAGCGAACAAGATAGATCATCCTGGAGCACTACATGAAAAGAACGTAGCTGTATCTGAGAATGGTGTATTCTTTTGTAACCGTACTGGAGTATACTTAACAGATGGTATAGAAGTAACTAAAATATCTACTCCTATACAACAGTATTATGAGAGGAAATATCAAGATATAGCCCGTAAAATCACTAATCCGTTGCCTAGATATAGAACTGATTTGAGAACTGAAACTTTAAGAACAGTAGATAAAAATGCTAAAGTAATAATAGCTGAAGATTATTATAGCATCGATAATTCAATTGAGTTATTATATAATAATGAGGACAGATGTTTATATGTTATATGGAACGATGGATACGTATATGAATTTGTTTATAATACAGAATTAAAAACATGGCATATAGAGAATTATTTACTTTTAAATACACTTAAAAATGATGGACAATCAAATGTAAGTCTTTCGAGTAGTGGTAGTAGTTCAGGGGAGTTTAGTTATATAGCTGCTGCTCCTCAAGGGTTTATGAATTTTGGATATACTCTATCATATGTATATAATAACGTGCAATATTATATCAATTATACAGCACCCTGTATAACAGGATATATATACACAAGTTTAACTGATGTAGAACATAATGGAATAATGTATTATCTTCCAAACTCTTATGGATTACTTACAAAGAAAGCAAAAGAAAACAGAGTATACATGGAAAGACCTAACTATATTGAAGAAAATGTCCCACTGCTTTTAAGATCAGCATACATTTATGGAGGAAAAAGACATAGAGTAATAAAATATACTTACAAAGGTATAATTACACCGTCGCATCCATTCTCAGGTTATGGGTTTAATGTGGAAAATTACCTAACGAATCTTAATATTTTTGAATTTTCTAACTCGGATTTGGAATATAAATATTTGATGTATGCAAGTAGTTATGGGTATCAAGTTGTAAACGAAATAATGCATAATGATACTTATTACGATAACCTTCAAATTATGTATCCTGTTTTTCTAGCACGTCCAGATGATATATATGGCAATATTATTGTTAGATTAGGATTATATACTGCAGATTTAAAAATTCAATCTAAATTCAATATGGAAATTCTTACACACGATATTACAAATGGTATTAATTACTATTCTTTTGATAATCTGATTATTGAGTTAGGATATGATTCAATAAGTGAACTCGGCCTGATTAGCTTTACATGGTCAGTAATACATTTAGACAATATAAATTTCTTACCATATAAAGGACTAATAAACGAACAAATCTCACAAACTACAATAAAGGTACCTGAATTACCCGCAAAAGCTAGAGAAATAGATCTGGACTATACTAGTCTAACAGAATATAAGTTATACGATGATTCTGGACAAATTGTAGGTTGTGAAGTATTTAATAATATACGTTTTGGTGATACAACAACATATAATATAAGAATTCTGCCTAGAAATATGGCAATTTCGTCAAGGGTACAACTTAATTATGTTGATGTTATTGCTAGATTAGTTAGAACAAGGTGGCATCAGGTGAGAGCATATGCTATACCAGTATACGATAACAACGGGAAAATAACTAAATATAAGTGTAAATATGCAGAAGATATTGGAACTCCAGTACTTATACATCGAAGTATAAGGTGTTTAATTGAAGAAGGGACAAGCGAACAGGTTATTACTACTGGGAAAGCATCTGTAGAATATTCAAGTTACTCTGATTATTATAACAATTACACACCTGGTGAGAATGACGACAGTACTATATACAGATTAGCTCCCGATGGGATACCGGACTATGTGTTAAATTATCCAATATATTTTATGCCAACAAACAGGGATTATGTGATACATATTTCAAGTTATTGTTTAACGAACATAGAATGTATTAAACTAAAAGGAAGGATTTATGAAAAATCAAATTACTCTTAATAATCATAGAAGTTCGAATTATGACACAAAGTTAAATTTTGAGTTGGATAATATCTATAGGCATATGAATATATTATCTAACACTATTATTGAAAATATAAACAAGATAAGGAAAGAGATAGATATAATAAATAATAATATAGATATAATCGAGAAAAAAATAAGTCAGATAAATAAAAAGGAAGCGTAAAATGGAGAACACTAACGATATCAATTCGATGGTATTCAAATACTTACTGAACAATGCGAAGATGGATGGGAATGGGAACGTTCAGTTAAACAACAAAAAAATCAAGCAAGAAGAGCAAGCGCAGTATGGTAATTTATTTTATTTAGGTTTGCTTGGTGGGTTAGGGCAAACAGCTTCTGATATGCTAACTATGATGCATGGGCAGAATAAGCCTAAAGAATTCAGGAATCAGGAGCAGTTAAAGTTGAATCAGGCGGCTGAGGAGGGATTAAAGTTATCTCGCAACTTAGCTAGTGGTATGCAACAGCAAGCGTTCAACATAGCGAATAAGATGGGCAACAAAGCGATAGAGGCTGTAATGGCACGTAATGCTAACACTGGGATGGGGAGTAACAGTGCGGCTGCTGCTGCTGGAGAGTTTGCAAAGGATTTAGCGTATAGTAATTTAAGTATGGATGCATATAGTAAAGCTGGTATGATGGCTAAGAGTGGATATGATACATATGCGGCACAAATGATGCAATCAAGTGATTTAACGCAGAATTTAGTACCTGGGGAAGGTAAAAAGAAAACGTTATTAGAGGCTATAGGCAGATTGCCGTTAATTTATATGAAAGGATTGGAAACGCAAGCTGAAGCAACTGCAAAAAATCTATATAACTATAAACTAAGCGAATCGGAAGAACCAATAGCACAACGCAACAGCAGAAGGTAAAAAGAGAACGTTATTAGTTCGAGGAGGAACAATAAAAATTTAAACAAGTATAAAAGCAGGAGAAAGTGCTATGGATATGAATACATTGCTGTTTGTAGCGAACAGTTTACAGGGGATAGTTGGTTCAGGTGATCCTGAGGCGATGAAGGATAAATATGTTATAGATAAAACAGCTCGTAACAATATGATGAAACGAGACGTAGCGGCTACTGGAGTAAAGGCTGGGGTACAGATAGCAGGAGATGCTTTATTGCCCGGAGTAGGGACTATAGCATCTACTGTATTAAGTCCATTTATAGATAAGATAAGTGCAAATTGGTTTGGCAAGCCTATGAAAAAAGCACAAGACTATGATGATATACAAAGTTGGATAAAACAAGTATAGGAGAAAATATGGCTAGAGATATTACACAAAGTTTTTTCATGAACGAGCAGCAGAAGGATAATCGAAGATACAAAGCGGATCCTTATGCGTTGCAACAGTTTTACAAGCAATCAGATGCAGCACTTGAAGACACAAAGAAGATGATATGGTTAGCAAGTATGGGGTTATTGGACACAGTATCATCGGATTCTGATAAGGAAGCTGCTGGTACAATAGCGTATATAACAAATAGACAAAGGTATTTCCAACCGAAATTACCAGTATTTGGGGAAACAGAACCACCACCACCACCTGAGGTACAGTATCATGAACCTGAAAAGGGAGTAAATGTACCAATAGAAGATTACGAGGAGAGAATACCTATACCAAAATTACAGGCATTAGAAAACTACGACTTAGCAGGTTGGAATGCATCTATGCCATATAGAGAATGGTACAAAAAGGCACCAAAGCAGGTAAGAAAAGAGATAGACGCTTTTTCAGAATTTGTTAATAAGTATGGCGTAGAGAATATAGGGAGGTTCAATATTACAACTGGAACTGATGCTACCCCTATAACAGATAGTTTTGCAAAGACATTACTAGATAATTTAAGTGATGATGAGCTTAAAAAAATAACTGGTGCTTATGGATACTCTAATCTCAGTAAAGATGATTTGCTTAAGTTACGGCAAAAAAATCGATCACAATATGATAAATTATTCCAGAATATGTTAGGTTATCAAAGATATAAAAATTTACGTGGAGTATTACGGGAGAGTTTGAAGGCGAAGGGGTTAAAGGAAGAGCAGATAGAGGGGTTATTTGCTGATTATGAACCGGGGAAGCATCAATACGGCAGAAAAAAATATAATAGAGCTGAGAGATTTTCAAGATTAGGCTTAGAGGGAGGAAAAGATCATATAGTTATAAAGGGCACGAGAGTAGGCAAGGCTGAAGCAATTTACAGAACACCTGATGGGAAAGAGATATACAGGGAAGATCCTTTAGCGAAAACAGATTTATTCAGCGAGTATAAAAAGGCTGAAGCGATAAGAAAAGGTATGCAGGGAGCTGGATATAATTATAAAGATGAGAAACAAAAAGAAACAGAAGACTGGTTAGCAAAGAGAGTGAAAGAAATAATGAGGAATTCCAGTGAAGGATCTAATAAAGGATCTGAAGCGTATTTAAGCGAGGAGGAGAAAGCAAAGATTATAGATGAGCAAGAAAAAAGGAAGACAAAAAAATAGGAGAATAAAAAATGGCAGAAGAAACTAAACCAAATATAAGCAAACCTAATCCAAAGGTATCAAAGGCAAGAGAGACTAAAACGTATGAGCAGGAGCCAGATACTGTATATAATGTTTCTATACCTGAGATAAAATTAGATCCAAGAGTAGCGATGTTAGGTGGAGCCGAGAGGCTATTGTTTGGTGAGTACGGACCTATGATGAGTCTTGCTATGAATCAAGCGGCACAAGCTAATATAGATGTACAACGATTACAGTTAGGCATGCCAAAGGTAATAGCAGGAGCGAACAAAGAAATAAGTAGGACTATAGAGTATCAAATGCCTGAGAACGAACAGAACAAGACGGACGAAGATATTTATGATAAATCTACTTTAGGTGTAATCAAGTATTATGATGGACAGCAGGAAGTACCTGTAATTAAGTATGGAAGAAGAAAGGATAATGGATTATATGACTATATATTTTCTAATAGCAGTATAGTAATGGATAAAGGTATGTATGACGAAGCGTTGATGGCATCATTAGATGGATACAAAGATGAAAAGATAAGAATGGAAAAGATGAATGATTTAATGAAGGAACTTAGCGAGTCTATACAGATAACGAATAAAGGTGATAAGATTATAGTAAATACATTAGCAGGCACAAGGAATAACTTGAGTAAAGAGGCAAGAATATTTATAAACTCGTTATTTAAATACGGTATAATTGGAGAACCTAAAAAAGATGATAATAATGGGCAAAATAATAAGAAAGATGACTTAATAGACCCTAATAAGAAGGATGAGAATAAGAATAAAAATGGCAATAATAACAACAATAATAATAACAATAATAAAAACAAAAATGGCAATAATAGAACACGACCGATAATAAATCTTGGGGACCCAAATAGACCATCTGGTATATGGTAATTATAATATAAATGAGAAAAATATAAGGAGATAAAATGAATAATAGCATTATCACATATGACGACGAGATGTCTCAAGGACAAGGGGATTTCCTACCTTATTCAGGTGAGGAATATACATATATAGATGATGTTGATTTTTATGAGAATATGTATAGTCCGCTGAAGCATTGGCTCTCAAGAAATAAAATGCAGAGAGTACCAACTGTAAATGTATACAGTGGCACAGGATTGATGGATTGGACGAATAGCAGTAGGTGGAATCAGGCTTTTGAGGCAAGATATTATGCGAATAAAGCTCAATCTATGGGAGTGCAGCCAACGCTACCAGAAATGGGCAAGCGAAACTATATTGCATATACTCCTTATTTTACTAACAGTGGTAGTATAAATTTTAGACCAACTATAAGTGAGATAGATGATAATGCTATTATAGAAAAGGGTTGGGACGGGGTACCTATAGAATTGTCGTATAACACTACCAATAATGAGCTGAACTATACTAACTACTTCATTTATCAGAATATGATGAAAAAGCAGTTAGAAAAGTTCAGAAAAAAACCGATGGATTATAACAAATATAGTTATCTAGTATCAAAGTTATTGGAAAAGGAATGGTTATTAAATGAGATAACTTCATTAAATGATGTTGGATTTACTGATGATGATGACGAGAGGATAGCCGAATTACGTAAGTATGATAATGAGTTAGATAATTATGTAATATCGCAAGCGAAAGCTATATATAGGTTAAAGCGAGATGCACAGAACGAATATGCTAGAAGGCTTGGCAAGAAGAGGATGTATAGTATTGATGAGATTTCAAGGATGCCGTATGAGTATCAGATAGAGGAGGCAAAGAATATAATATTTAGTGCATTTAAAACGACGAGTGATGGTAGATATTTAGAAGCGAGTACAGAGCAATTAAAGGATGTAGTTAAAAAGTTAGAACAGATAAGGAGAAAGTCTAATGCCTTTAGGCGTGAAGATGCTTTAGAGAAGATGTCTTGGTTTGGAAGGATGTTTGGCTCACTTTCGGATTACTTAGAAAGAACAAAAGAAGATATTATAGACAAAACTAGGAAACCTGCTGGAAATCTATTTAATACATACTTAAAGAACAGTTTATACGGATTAGCTGAAAAGACGTTAGGTGTAATCAATTGGTTACCAGAGAAGGTCGCATTTGATTTAGACCATCCTTTAGAAGAGTACATAACTGCATTTGAAAAGTTTGTAGAATCAAAGGCTACACTTAGTGGGACTACTGGCAAGTTACGTTTATTAAATCCTGATTATAGGGGGATAGGAGAGAAGGAGAAGCGAGAAGTACAAAGAATGAAGGATGACTTTATAGGTGGTTTGGTCAGTGAAGTAGTTGATGTCGTAGCGGATAAAGGTTTATCAATATTTGCGATTGCGACTATGACTAAAGCAGGGGCATCCATAGGTCTTGCAGGTGGTCCAATTGCCGCAGTGGCAGGGGGGATAATTGGTGCAGGGATTGGGCTTCTTTTGACAGCGGCAGGGGTTGGAGGTTTACAACCGTTAAAGAGAGCAGGATATGGCGTAGAGGGATATTCTGAGAATTTTTCTAATGATGAAGTATTAGCGATAGGGCGTTTACTATATAGAAAAATAGATGATGAAGAGTACAAGCGATTGATAGAAGAAATGCCTGAGCAGAAAGACAGGATAGATGTAATGAAAAAGCTGGGGGATATGTATGACAATAGAATATTTGAGGATTACAATCAGGTAGGTGCGATAGTAGGTAATTTAATAGGTGATATAGTCGGACCATTTAGATCGTATGGTTCAATATTAAAAGGCAAGGCGTATTTGCAGACAGAGTTAATTAAGATGGGTGCAGCACCACAGATATGGAGACATGTTCCTCTTTTAAACAAGCTAGAGAATATAAAGGTAGCTGAAAAGGTATTAGATTGGGCGGGTAGATTACCTAACGAAAGGTTTGTAATTGATCCTGGTATGAAGCCTGTGGTGAAGTTTTTCAAGAGAGCAGCAAAGATGACAGAAGAGGGGATAAAGACTTGGGCAATTGCTGAAATGGTAAGGAACAATCCTTATACAGATTTTGATGATATAGTAGTAGCGGCAAGGACTGGTGCATTATTTAATTTATGGTCATTATCGGTAGGAATGGGATTAAGGAGAGTAGCTGGAGATAAATGGTTAAATAAGAGTGTAGAAGATATAGAGAGTAGGGTAAACAAGTTATTGACTGATGTAAACGAGAAGAAGGTAAGGTTTGATCAGATATTAAGGGATGCAGGACGGCATGACATAATAGATTTACACAAGAGGTTGGATGATGCTATATTAGACAAGTATATATTAATTGGGGATTTATTAATATCAAACGTAGCACAGACAGCATCGTTAAGATTACTGGAAGGAGGATTTGATGGATTAACTGAATATTTTGGTGGTAGTGATATACTTGGGGATTTATTTGGTGGTGTATTTTTAGGAGCGTATTTAGGATACGGTAAATTTAAATCTTATCATGATTTAAAATCTAAGTATAGAAGCGTTGAGAAGCATCTAAACGATGCAATAAAAAGGATGAAGGAAGATGCGAAATACAATCAATTATTAAATGATATTCAGAATAAAGTAAAGGCAGAAGAGGAGGAAAAGAAAAAACTGAAGGAAGAGGCTGATACGAAGAGGGCAAAGGAGGCACAGGTAACTGTTGAAGAGGAAAGTAAGAAGATTGCACGAGAGACGCCGGTAGAAGATATTAGTAAGTATGAAAACATATTTGTTAGTGAAGAGACGCATGCGAAAGTCGAGGAAGCTGCCAAGATTGAAGGTGAAGTAGGAGAGATAATGCAAGAGGAGGTAGCCAAGATAGAGGAAGGTAAGGACGAATCATCTATAGAGAAACCGGTATTTAAGTTTCAAGAGTTTAGTCCAATTGATTATGAAACGTACGATAAGCCTGTCGTAGATGACCTAAATGACTATGTGCATGCAGAAAGTGGCGGGGATATAAGTACGAATATATATAGTAAAGGTTTATATGAGGAAGGTAAGGGACTTAACAAAGAGGTATTAGGTGAGGTTAAGCAAGCAAGGAAGTTAGCTGAAGAGTATTTAGCGAATAACAAAAATGCGAATACAGATGATATATTATTCTATAAGTTCGATGTAAACAGGAAAAGGATGGTACCTGTATTACGTAACAACAGGACTATGGAATTTGCTAAGAAGTTAGTATATAATGAGTTGAAGAGATCGAAGGATATAACACCTAATATAGATGATAATGATTTAGTGATAACGGATGAGAATGGGAATATATACATATTAAGTTTAAAGCATAAAGAGATAATAGATGAGGCACAGAAAAAGGCAAAGAGGTCATCTATAACTGGTATAGCGAATATACTTGATCCACTTGATACAAGTGAAGCAGGTAAAGGTGAGACAGGCAAGGACGAGGATTTATTTAGAGACAGTTTAGATAAGATAGACGAGGAAATACAGAAGAGCATAGAGAAGATACGTGAGGAGGACAAAGCTTTAGAGGAGAAAGAGTTAAAGGAGATTATGGAGGAGGCTAGTAAGGATCCTGCTAAGGAAAGCGTAAATATGCAGATGTTGCAGGAGTTCATAGAATCTGTCATCAGTATGTCCAGAGAGGCTGAACGGAAGGCTAATGAAAGGAAAAAGAAATCGAATGTAATTGATATAGTTGAGATTGATGAGGAGAGTTTACCAGAGGGAACGGAGGAAGTTAAGCCTGATGAAGTTTCGTTAGATTACAAAAAAGAGGAACAGGAAGAAACACTCAAGGAAGTAGATATCCTTGAGTTATTTGACGAGATAGACAGGAAGATGGCGGAACAGCAAGCTAAGCGAGATACAGTAGAGGAGGAAAGTATTGAAGAGAAGGAAGACGTAGCGACGGAGGAAGTTAAGAGAGTAGACGAAGATGTACCTGAATTTGATTTACTTGATGAGATAGACAGGATACTTGCCGAGTCATTACTTAAGGCTGGGTCGAAGGCAGGGGAAGCTGAGGGTAAGGTTAAAGCGGATACAGAGGAAGCAAAGACAGAGGAGGCGATAGAGGAAGAGGCAAAAGAAGAGGTACAGCAGGCTGAAGCAGCAAAAGGTGAAGTTGATCAGCAGGTGGTAGAAGATGTTAGGAAGGATTTAGCTGATATATTAACTGATCAATCTGATGGAAAGATAGAGGGAGAGATTTTAGCACAGATATTATTGGAAGAATCAGAGGGGAAAAAGGGCGATGAGGATGTTACAGATGTGAGGCAACAGGAGATAGCGGAGCAGACACTTGAGCAATCTGAGACCGAGCAATTGATTGAGCAGCAGGTAGAAAAGGATTTAGAGAACGTAAGTTGGGAATTTACGAAGGAAGATTTAAAGAAGGACTTTTTAAGAAGATTATGGAAGGAAGTAAGACCTTATTTAAATGACGAAGAGAAGGCTAGAATACGCAGTATAGTAAAAGACAGCATATCGGAGAAAGGCAATGAGTTTATAAATGATTTATCTAAGCAGGAGATATTATATATAGTTAAGGAAGCATTCAAGAGACATTTAAGAGAGAAGTATAAAGCTGAGCTTGAGAAGGATCCGATAAAAAGGTTAGAGGAGAAAAAGAAGGAGTTAGATAAAGCGAAAAAGAAAAAGGATCGGTCAAAGAAGATAGAGCATGTTGCTAAGAGAAGCATGTATAAAATATTTATAGATTATTTCCAGATGAGCATGCTTACTGAAGCAATAAGTCAGACTTACGGAATAGATCCAGCATTTATCAAATTTATTAATTCTGAAACTGCGATAGCGATGGGTGGTGATTCTGTAATGTTTGTTAATGCTGTACATGACAATGCTGAGGGATATGGTAAGTTGATGTTAAATATAGTAATGGATGCTAATGCTGGATTTGATGATGTAATGAAAAAGGTACCTCATGAGGTATGGCATATATTTAATTTGAATGTTATAAAGAAACCCGGCAATGAGAAGTTAGCGGAGGAATACTACAGGGTATTTGAGAAGATAATATCGCAATATGAAGCAGCAGAGAATTTATTCGAGCGTAGTAAAGCACATTATGTAAGGATGGTGTGGCGAAACATGTTAGCAGTTGCTAAGGCAGAAGGGGACTATAAGACATATGTAGATTTGAATGGGTATGATTTGGATAACAAAAAGGATCATACGCAACACAAGGAAGTTTATGATCTTTTCTATGAGTATTTACGTAAGAATGACAAGGAGGCATATGATAGTATAGAGGAGATGGCAAAAGACGAGGTAATGGCTGAGATATTTAGGTTATCGGAGAATGCGAGGGAGGCTTTAAATATCAAGGGAGATATGATTAGGTTAAGGGACAAAATAAGGTTATATGCTAAGGAGGCTTTAGGTGGTTTTATTGGGAAGGATCAGGACGTAAGCAAGTTATATTTAGATTTCATGCAGTTTGTAAGCAACTATAAGATATTTAGTAAGAAAAATCTGCAAAAGATAAGCAAAGACATGGAAGACTTCGGTAAGATGATGGATGATACGGGTGCGATAAGAAGAGCGGATATAAGTATATACACAACATTATTTAACGGGATAAAGGAATTATTTAATTACGAAAAAGATATGATGTACAGCATAGGCAAAAAGATAGGCAAGTTATTTAAGTTACAGTCGCAGATAGAGAGCGTGTTGAATTTAAGTGGGGAGATGACTGGTAGTTACGATGCGATAGGTGCGTTATTATCTACTGTACCAGGTTTAAAGATAACTAAAAAATATGAATTAATAGATTATTTAAATAAAAAGTATAGTAATAAATCATATAGTGAATTTGAGAAGGAATTCACGAAGCATTTAGCTGGCAATTGGGATGAGCATAGAAGGATTGTAGGTGATTTAGAGTTAGAGGACTTCTTAAAAATAGTATGGATTAAGTATGGACCTGGAACATATGAGGATAATATAGTAGCATCTATATTACTAAGGATAGATGAGAATGGCAAGACGCATATAGAGTTAAGGACAACTAAAGCCGATAAGAGTTCTTCATTATTTGATATTGAGGTAAGGAAGGGATATAAGAAGAGTATAGGTACTGTACTGACGAAGCCTGAGCAGCGTAAGAAGAAGGCTGGGTGGGAGATAGCCAAGACTATAATGAGGAGACTATACAATGGAATAAATAATGAGACTGATTTATTACTTAATGCTTTGGATGGTTCGCAGGTTGTAGAGTTAGCAAGTATAACATTAGTGGAGAGTATTAGAGGGAAGTTCGGAAAGAGTTCAGCTTATAAAGCGGATGTATTAAAGGATTTACCATTAGAATTTGAGGATGCTAACATTGACAGTGGGTTGCAGAGTGTTATAAGGACAGTATTTAAGTTAGATGAGAGTATAATTGCTGAGTATGGTGATTCATTATTCAAGACATTAGCATCGAGGGGGTTATTTACTACACTAGCATCTGATAAAGCTTATTATTTTATTAATGCTAGTATGTTTGTAAACTCAATGTTAGAGAGATTTGGGTTAAAGTTTGTAGATAACAAGTTGCGTGGTGCTGAGAAGTTATCAAGTATAGTTGATGCTGCAGAAGCTATAATGGGTAAGTACGATAAGGAGAATGGTAATTTAATAGATTTTATAGGTAATTTGGAAGCGGCAATAGCGATGAGGGTAATGCAGGGTGATGGTATGTTGGACAGGTGGAGATTGAAGCGTGGATGGGATGATATAGGCAAGGATGGGTATCTAAGCATATTTGATATATATGAGTTTAGGTCTGTGAACGGTAAGTTTGTAATGCTACCTAAGAAGGGGCTTGCGAAGGCACAAGTTGATAAGATAGATAAGGCTAAGTTTGAGCAAGTAACCGATATAATACAGAAACATATGAAGGAGTATAAGAACATTTCTACACCATTAGGAGAATATGTTGTAAAAGACTACGGTAAAACGTTTTACGAGTTATTTAACGAGATGAAGAGTAAAAAGTATACAGATGAGATAAGAAAGAATATAGTAGATGAGTTTTCTGATTTATTATTAGCAAAGTTAATGGGGATAAGTGATAGTATATTAATGTCTAGTATAGATCCGAGTATGTCATTTATGTGGCATAGTTATAAGGTTGGAGATAATGTAGAATCGAAGAAATACATATATAAGTATAGTACATATACTCATTATGAGCATAGTGTATTATCGTTAGAGAAGTTAGAGAAGATACTGGAAGATGTTGGAGTGATAAAGAATGGAGAAGTAGTTGGCAAGGGTGTGCATATAACTAAAGATATTGATGGAAACGAGGAGTTACACGCACAGGTATATGTATTTGATCCTGAGAGTTGGACGATGTATGCTAAGGAGTTAAGGGAAGTTGGTATGGTTGAGGCAGCTGAAGCTGTAGAGCAGTTAGTAAAGATGTTAGGTGATAATTCTTTAGATGGTGGTACTATAAGTATAAACAAGGAATTTAGTGATGGCAAGGAGATACATAACATTTTAGGTTTATTGGGTGGTACATTAGACAGGGGTAGTTACAAGACAAGAGCGATGATAATGGATGGGAATAATGCATCGCCCTGGAAGCATGCTATACATCCTGAATATATAGGAGAGAGCAGCCAGAGTTTAACACCCGGAGAGTTATTATATAGGATGTTGATAAAGACGCTATACAACAACAATATATGTATAATGACTGTACCATCGACCATAAAGACGAATGGCGTATCTAAGCCGAGAGTATTTGAGGCAAGTAATGGCAAGAGGTATTTAATTGACCATACTGGTAGGAAGCTTGGGATATTAGAACCTGATGGTAGGGTGAAAGATTTGGATCCTGAAGACAAACCTTATGAAGTGATTAGTGGGTTAGCGGAGTTATTTGGTACTGCGGTAAGGAATGGGAAATTAGGGGACTTATCGAAGTCAATATCAATGAGAGATGATCAGATAACAAAGAATCCTAAGTTTATGGAGGGGAAAGACAGGGAGTTATTAGGGTTCAGCATGGTATTAACTGGTAAATATGGTATGAGTTGGGATAGTCAGAAAGGGGATCCGCACGACAAGGCATCATCTATACCGTTTAGGTATTATGATTTTAGTGTAGATAGTCCATTAAGCAATAGTATAGATAGCATAAAGGATGTATTTACTGAGGGGGAATTAGATTGGTTAAGGAAGTTAGGTATAAAAACTATATCTGACATAATTAATCATTTAGCTATGAAAAATGGTGATAAGATTAATATAGCGGTTGATGGTTTCAACGGGATAGTGCAGGTAGTAAAATCTATTATGGCTAACAAGGCGTCTGATTTAGACTTAGCGGAAGAGACGATAAAAGGAATGCATATGATAATAACCAAGTTATATGATAGATTGACAAAGCGTAGTGATCCTGATAGTTTAACAGATGATGATTTATTTAATGAGGATGATGATGATGTAATGATTTCGAAGTTACTTGACACGAGATTATTTGAGTATGATTGGAAAAGGGAATACAAGATACTTGACAAGATATTAAAGAATGATGACGGTATTTTACTTGATATGGAGAACAAAGATGACAGGATAGAATTTTTAAAGAGGCTACCTATATTATTCACATTAAGTGATAGTATAGTTATGAACGAGCGTAACGTTCAGAGTATACTACAGAAGACAAGTTTATTATGGAACATAGTACAGAAAGAGATATATGATAATATAATGTTTAGGCAGAAGGGTTGTATAGCTGTATTGGATAGTGATAGGCATGCACGTGAGGATATGTATAGATTGCTCAATTATGAAAAGTCTCGTAATCCTAACTTCCAGTTGCCAATTTTAGAGGAGAGTTACAAAGACATAGTGGACGGGAAAAATGGACAGTATAAGGATTACAGTATCGGTATAAGTGTTAGTATGGATATATTACAGAAGTTTGGATTAAGGATGGGTAGTAGAGTATTTGTAATATTAACGCCATCAGATAGTGGGCAATCGTTAGTACCGTTACGTGTAACAGGTTTGTTATCTCCAGAAAAAAGAAACACTCTAACATTTAACAGTGCTATGCAGATAAACATATTAGGTAGAGACCATGATATAGATGTTATGGGACTTTTGGTACCGAGCAAAGACTGGAAGATAGAGCATTTTAATGAAAGCACGAAGCGTAAGGAAGAGATAGATTTATTTACTTTATTGCATAAATCGTTAATGGCGAATGGAATTCATAAAGGCGAGTTAAAGCAGGATGTATCCAAGATAAGGAAACAGCAGAAAAAGAAGTTTAGGAGTATAAGTGTAAAGAAAACAGGTATGCAGGAGCCGATAGAAGCGTACATTAATGAGTATGACAGTGTAGAGAATCCAAAATTTAAGAATACGTATAGATATAATGACGATGTGATTATTAATCCGTTGAATTTTGATACACCATTAGAATCGAGAAAGGTATTTAGTAAAAAGAAGGTTGGTACTTATGCTTATTACTATAATATTTATAGTCAATTAGCTAATACTATAGACAGCATAGTACCTATAAAGGTATCACATGGGAATAATTACAAAAAAGCCATAAAGAAGGTATTAAAGTATGTAGAGAAGGAGTATGGGGAGAATATAGCTAGGCATTTAGTTGAGAAGTATGGAGTAGGTACGGAGAACGATAAATTATTAGGATCCAAGTTCAAGTTTGATGTTGATTACGATAAACATAGTTTGCTAGTGTCATTTATGAAGGAGGGTAGTGTAGATGTATACAACAAGCATCCGTACAAATTAGAGATTGGTGAAACTTTAGCAGAGTTTACATTTGCTGATATAAACATATTTGGTAAAAACTATAGTAGGTTATCTGATATACTTAGTGATAATACATTGACTGAGTTAGATAGGTTAGCGATAAAGGGGATTTTAAGTGGTTTAATGAAGCATATGCTTGATGCTTATGCTAAGACATATAATCCTATAAAGTTTGCTAAGAAATCTATTATAGATAATTTAACAAAGGAAGGGTTATCTGAAAAGGTAGATGCAGAAACGTACAAAATGAGTGATATATTAGATGTACCTATAAGGAATAAAGATATTTATGGAAATAGTATAGATGGTATTTTAGCTAGTAGAATTATAGAGGGTGGGAAGGGGTTATCTGATGGTTTAATGCAGATAGTTAGGTCATATAGTGAGGAAATGTATAAATTAGCTGACTATTACACACGCAGGAGATTAACTGATAGGAAGGCTGTAGATACGGGGTTAAAGAAGGTATTTGAAGAGAAGTTAGGCATAAGTTATGAAGAGTTTGAAAAGGATTTAGATTTTGCTATAGAGCATGGTATAATGATATTGAATGCGATAACGAGTAGGGCATTACCTGGTCGTTATATACATTCATTTATGCCGTTTTGGCTAACTAATATAGTTCCTTTGCATGATATAATGCTTGGCAAGCGGTATAGACTTACTGAAGCAATTAATATATCTATAGCTAGCGAGAGTGTATTAGATGGTTTAATGAATTATATTTTAAACAGTAGAGAGGCATTAGTAGGAGAATTAAGCGTACAACAAAAGACGTATAATCAGCTTACTGGCGAATATGAATATGTATTTAACGGTGAGGGTTTAGATAGATGTTATCCTGTAAGTTTTAGAAAGATGACTGGTGGACAGCAGGAAGCTAACAGATATAGTACATTTGGTAAGATGTATGACTTAGAGATGTGGCTATATATGTCGGGAAGCGATGATATAATGGTACGTTACAAGTATGGTGATACGACAAGAGATATGAAATTAACTGAATTCATAGAGAATTTCAACAGTATAGATATTATATCTGGTAGTGATACTGTAATCGGGATAATAGATAAGATGGCAGGAGAATATGCTGGATTAGACAGGATAAAGGCTATTATAGAAAGTTTTGTGAATATGCATAAGTGGAGTAGAGAAGATTACAGGAACATGGATTTACAGGGTAATGTAGATAGGATACGTAAGATAGGAAAGAAGTATATTATTGAGGGAGATACGGTAACATTAACAGGTGAAGCGTTAGATGCTATAGTTGGACCGTTGAAAAGGGAGAAGGTAAAATCTTATACTGATGATGGTGTTGCATATAATTCTAGTAGTTTCTTAAATTATTTTGGTTACACTGTAGAAGCAAAGATAGATAAGGATGGCAGGGTAACAGAAATCAAGTTAGTGAAGGATAAGAATCCTGTTAAGGAGATAGCGAGGGGAGAATTAGAGGAAGCATTAAAGCGTAAAGCTAAGTCTATGATATATGATGGACTTATAAACAATTCAGTTGAGTTAGTATACAAGAGCGAACATATTTATAAGGGTGTACAGTTAGTACCTAATATACCTGATGGGATGACAAGGGATCAGGTATATCCTGGATTAGGTGGATTGATGCCGTATATAAGTAGTTATGAGGCAAGAGTCAAGTTTGCTGTCAATATATTAGAGAATTATATATTAAGTATAGCGAAGAGGTATGCAGGGGATGACAGGTTCAGTAGTGATACTAAGAGAAAGTTGATAGGGTTAATAGTAGGTAAGGCATTAGATTACACGCCTGATTATAGTTTAGTTGCCAGCAGTTTACCGAGAAATCCATCATCTATGAAGTATGGTGGATTAAAGTTAGGCGATAAGGGAGAGAGCAATGTATTGAGGCATTTGAAGGAGTATGTATACAAGCATAATAAGATAGGAGCATTAGGGGCTGAGAATCAGGTAGCCATTAAAGGTATGGAGAAAGTAGATCCTAATGTTGCATTTGAGCAGTTATCGAAGACCGTAAATGAATTCATAAAATTCTGTAGAGAGAATAATTACAATGAGATTGCGGATGACTTAGATGCATATTTATCAAGTTTGCAGAAGGACAGGGACATACTGAATTCGTTTAGTTTAGACAAGATAATACATGAAACAAAGTTACTATATAATAACTTATATGAAGTTATAGGTAATATGGATTTAAGTCCGAAGGCAGAAGATGAGTTATTTGACAGGCTAATGGATTATGCAAAGAGTGGGGATAACTTAATAAAGTCTATGTTTGTAGCGTTGAATTTACCTAAGGGTATACATGTAAGCAATGCTAGTTTATTTGGTGTAGCTCACAATATAGGTGGTGTAGGCAAGCAGAATTTAGCAGCTACTGGTTTATTAGATAGACCTTCTGAGATGTTATTAGATACTAGCAGACCGTTAGGCATGAGTTGGTTAGGCAGAGCGTTAAACGAGTCGTTAAGAAGCAAGGGGATAACTCCGTTAGTAAACAATAAAGACATGGCGTACAAGGATTATGATGTTAATATGGCTGATATATTTATAGATTATTATAGAGATAAAAAGGTAAGTTTCAAGAGCATAGGGTTTGTATCTGGGGATAGTATTTTAAGTGAGGTAAGCAGTAAGAGTAAGAAGAGGGTTAGTACTTTATTAGGTAAGGTAAGTAATATATTAACGGGTGGTATAGGCAATATAGTAGGGAAGTTAGGCAGCTATAACACATTTGAGGAAAGTTTCAACAAGTATACTAAGGGTATGAAGTGGAGTGATGGTACTGATATAGATTTTAACAGTTTCTTTGGTGGTGCTAACAGGTTAATGAACAAGGATGATAGGGAGATAGCTAAGAAGGTAATACATGAGTTTGCATATCAGGAAATGACTAATGTATTAGGGATAGAGGGTTTAGAGAAGAGTGAGTTGAAGGATGAGTTTTATATACTAACTGAAAAGTATGAGCCTGAGGACTATATAAATTTAATAACGCAATTGAAGATCAAGCAATTAAGTCAGTATTACGGTAAGATAATAGACGAGCTGAATGATGTATCGCCTGGTGTATTGAAGCATTATATGAACGAAGCGGCTATAACTGTATTTAATATACATCGTGAGGTTACGGATGCAGTTAAGAAGCGTAAGAGATTTGCAAAGAACGTTATGTTAGATAGGACACAGAATATAGAGAAGTTAATGAAGGAATTATCTATAGACGAGATGAATACACCTATTGCTTTAGCTGAAAAGTTAAGTAGTCAGAAGATATTAGTAAAACCTTCGACCAAGTTAATAGAGATACCTATGTATACGGTAGACAAAAAGGGCAACTTAGTAGAGGCTAAAGATAAGAGTATAGTGATTACTGCGAGCATGGTGAAAGAGGGTAGTATATTCCCTGAGTATAGTGCAAAGGCTGTATTAGAGAACAAGGATGCGGTAGACATAATGCCTTACGTAGAAGTATCACCTAGTGAGATAGCTTTAGCGATAAACAGTATGGTAAAACAGGAGATGACAAACAATAGCGTAAATGATGATTTGTATATAGATCATATTCGAGTAAAGGATGAAAGGATAAAGGGAATGGGTGTAATGGACATTGCAGTTAAATATGAAAGAATAATGGACAAGTTATTAAATAATAAGAAGATAAAATTATTATTTAGGTTTGAGGAGGCTGGAGATAAGATAGTACCTTATGTACATTTATTTAGCACACAGTTAAGAGAGTATACAGATAAGGATAAAGAGAGAGAGTTAGGTAAGGATGGTAAGAAGAGGAAGATAAGAAAGGTAAAGATAGATGGTAAGGAATACGTATCAGAGTTTAAGAGTGAGAATTTAAAAGCTAGCATGTTAGGTATAAATGAGATAAGTAATTTTGCTAACGTTATAGTAGAAAGGTTAAAGAATTATAAGGTAAAGATGAGCGGGTTACAGATAGACAAAATGAGTAAGAAAGATGAAGAGGTATTAAAGTTATCTATAGAGAAGTTTATAGTAATGAAGTTATATAACATGAACAAAAGTTATCAGATGAAGAGGTGGCAGAGTTTCACGAAGGGGCTTATAGATAAGATAAATTATGATAGTATAACAGGGACTAGGGTAGATGCAATACTTGCGAAGGGACGTAACATAAGTACGTTGTTAGATGAGTTAGTACAGAAGATGTCTAAGAAGAGCAGTGAAAACTTTTATTTTTACAATGCGAATAATGCTAGTACATTATTAACATTATTGCATGATATATTTTTAGAGGTAGATAAATCGTTAAAGGCTGGCAAATTAACTGATAAAGCGAGTAAGTTCTTTGATTTATATGCTAATAGGTTTTTAACAAAGAAGGAATTTGATACTGCTAAGGGTATAAGACGTAGAGCTATAAACAGTTACAAAGGGATACGGCATAAGTTACAGATTAAAAGTATAATGGAGAAGGACTATAATATAAGTAATGTAATAAGTAAGGTATCGACTTTATTCGGGGATGGAGCAGAATACATAAAATGGAATTTATTCTTAAATGACTTAATAAGTAACGGGCTTATAAAGAAGGTGCAGGTAACGAGTGATGTGTTCAGTCAGTACAATGAAGCTATAAATAAATTAATTAATACAAATATTATAGATATATTGGAGAGTAAATACATCAATGATGTAAAGGATGTGAGTGTGAGGACTGGATTTGATGAGAACAGTTTGGTAATGGACGAGGTATTATATTCGATAGCAGCTAATAAGAGCAGCGAAATAATCTATAATCGTGATATAACTAACGAAATAACTATAGATAATGCTATGAACTTAGTACCTGTATCTATATACACTTATGATAATAATGTTATCAATGGTATATATTTAGGTAAATCATCTGGGTTTATAGCATACAAGGGTGAGATATATGGTAAGGGTTCGGATAATGTATTAATAATGAACAGTACAGGTAGGATAAGTGTTATACCGGTTACGAATATAGTAAAGGCGTATGCTGGTGATACTTATAAGCAGAATATCAAGATGATGATAGACGAAATATCGAAGGTGCTGAAAACAAATTTATCGAGTACGTTACTTGATGAATATAGCAGGGCTAGTGCGTTAAAGACGAAAGATGCGTATGTGAAGATGGGTCAGATAAGTAATGAGATTATGAGGATGTTAGCTAAGGGTAACTATACAATGAGTGATATAGTTAAGCATGCACCTAACGTAACGGTAGCTCTGCAATACCTTAATTATGGTAAGTTATTAAGGAGTGCGTTAGGTGTAGGAGGTGCGATAGTTAGTGCATTTTATAATCCAGCATTAAGTATGACTATGTTAGGGTATGGGGTGAAGGGATTAATTGGTTTTGGAACAGGTATTATGAGGAAGGTAATGCAGAACGTATTTAGTAACTACAGAGGGTTATACGAGTTAGAGGGATTTAGGAACACTATAGCCAGCATAGCCAGCACATTAAAGTATAGTGAGAGTGATGCTGTATTAGAGAGTCAGGATGCTGTGCAAACGTTTTACAAGCAGGAGGTTGGTTACGGAAGTTATAGGTTAGGATTAAGCAATAAAAAAATAGATGACTTAATCAAGGTAATGGAAGAGGGTAATGAGTTGATGCAAAATGAGTTGCAGAAGCAACTAATAGATGATGCGTATCAGAGTATCATTGAAGGCAAATTCACGAGGGCTGATTTAGCTAAGATGATAAGTAGGGTAAGGAATGAGATTAAGCGTAGGCACAAAGGTGATGATATAGATGATGATATTATGAATTATGTGAACACGATGAAGTATAACACGTATACAGGGGAATTCTTTACAGAGTATGGTGATAACATAGCAAGTTTAATGCAATTGCGCAGGAACTTTTACGAACAGATATTAGAGAGTGCTGAGAAGCTGACGAAGGTTATACCTTTAAGTGAGGAATTGACACGACAGATGTCGCAACAGAGTATAGCACATCATGTTGTTAATAAGGATATAGGTAGCAACTATACTAAAGAGGAAAAAAGAAAGATAATTAGTGAATGGATTAACATGAGTGGTGGACAATATGGTGCAAGTACGAGAACCTCATTTGGTAACAGTGAGATAGGTAAATTTATGACGTTATACGGAAGATTTAATAAGAACAACAGTGTATTTTATTTAGATGGAATATGGAGAAAGATAGAAGAGCAGAAGTTATTAGATAAACTGGGTGAAATACAACCTGAGTTATACGGAATGATAGATGAGAAGTTTGCAAGGATAACGAGTATGGCTAAAACTGGAAAAACTAATAAAGCAAAATTAGCGTATGAGACTGATTTCAGGCGTGCAGTAAACAGAAAGTTAGCATTTGGCAGTGCTGTAGGATTAACGAGTATGATTGGAAAAGTTGGTATAATGTATTTAATTTACTTGCTCTTTGGTAAATATTTTACTAATTTAATAAGTGGATCTGATGAGCAAATCGAATATATAGATAGCATGACAGGAATAGGACAGATTTACGGTAGTGGGTTAGAGTTGTTGATTGCTGGTGGTACATTAGGTATGTTGGTAGCTGATTCTGGTATAGACAATAGTGGAATGAGTGATAGGCAGATAGTTAATATGTATAAGAGGGCATTAGAGGCACCAAGTGAATTCTTATTTGCAACTGGTCTGGGTAGTGGATTTAGCAATTTAGGTGGGTTATTATCAGGTACGGCGGTTAATTTAGGGTTATATGTATTACGTAGCAAGTCTCAACAGGTAAATGAGGTATTAGATAATGAGATGAAAGGAGCATTTTACGATTTAATTAAGAGAACAAGTGGTAGCTTACCGTTTGTAGCACCTCTGGGGGTTGGTTATAAAGAGGTAAGTAAATTTACAAGTCAAGTTCAACAATAAGGAGGTATAATGTTTAAAGAACTGAAGCCAAAAGCAATTAAAGAGATTCCGTCTCGGATAACGGAGGGTAAAGTTTATGAATGCTTTTCTTACAATGTTTCGGCGGATGGTATTAAATTACTCGTTGCCGATGATCAAAAGAAGTATATCCTTGTGCCGTCAGAGTATTTCGAACATTATGAGGGCGAGGATGAAACGCAATCAAAGAAGGTCACTAAAAAGAATGATGGAGGTAGCGTTAAAAAGTCTATTACTGATAGTTAAGATTATACTGTTGGTGATCATAACAGGAGTATTTATCATTCTTATGGGTGATATGGATCTATTATATTTCTTTTTGTTTACAGTAGGCATTTATATTGCGTTAGAATTATTTGATTACAGGATTGTTAAGACCAGAGAGAAGTCTACTGGTAGCGGTAGAAAGGTAATAGATGATATGTTAAACAAAGATATAGGTGTAGATGAAGCTAGAAAAAAAGAAGGCAGAGAATATTTAGATTTTAGTGAAATTGTGTTAAACAAATATTTAGGAGAGAGAAATGAAAAAAATTGAAGCAACAAAATCAGTGATTAATTCTTTAGCATTAATTATCAGTGATGGAATAAAGTATTTCAAGGATGGGGTACAAATAACTGATCTTGGTTATTTGCCTATAGCAGCACGGCATACCTATAGTATAGTTAAGAATATGCCTGAGGTAGTGTTAGAGTTAAAAGATTTGGATGGGGAGGAAATTGTAGAGTTGATGCAGACTATAGTAGTTAAGGTGTTGGAAACATTAAATAAAAAATGACACAGGAAGATATAATCAAAAGATGTATAGATAACACTGCGAAGGAATCACGTTACGAGGATTTAGGTGTATTATTCTTTGCACGTGAGTTTCTTTCGCAGTGTCGTGGTTATAGGCAAAGCATAATACACTACAAAATGATGAAAGAAGCTTTAGATTTGTTTAATCCGAAGTATAGGAACAGGCTCGAACGTCAGAAATGGATAAAGATATTTAGGGAAGGGGCAAAGAGCACGTATTTTAGTTTTGCATTTCCTTTATATTTAATTAACTTAGTAGGAGGAACTATATATGTAAGGAGTGAAGCTGAGGGTTGGGAAGGATCTGACAGGCATGATTATGATATATTTGAAGTTAATATAGGAAAGGAGTTTATATTGATATTGAGTGAGACGCATGCGTCGGCTGAAAGATTTACAATGAACATTAGAACAGAGATAGAGGGTAACAGATATTTACGAGATATATTTGGGGACAAATCGCCAAGAGGTATAGAAGATGAGACGACTGGATTGTGGAGACGTGATAGTTTTATTACTAGTGATGGGGTAATTATATTTGGTCAAGGGGCTGGGCAACAGATAAGAGGTATGTTGCCGTATGGAATGAGACCTACATTAGCTATATTCGATGATATATATAGTAGAAAGAACACTGTAACACAGCAAACTAGGGAAAAGATACGTTATTGGTTTTTTGCTGAAGCTATTAACAGTGTTGATACAATGAACGGGAAGGTAATATTAGTTGGTACAATGTTGCATGAGGATACTGTATTTACAGATGTAGCAAAAAGTAATCAGTGGAAAGGGGTAGAATATCCTGTAATATCTGAAGAGGAGTTACAAATTGCCATCAGTAAATGTAGTATTGATGAAAGTACAGGACAATTAATGTTACCAAGCGAAAATGAATTAGATGAAATGCAGAAAAGTTTTAAAAGTTTAGCTTGGAGAGATAGGCAAAATATAAGATTTATATTGAGTTCATATAAAGAAAAGCATGATATAGGCAAGACGAGTTATTTTTATCAGGAATATTTACACATTTTAAGCAGTCCAGATGATATAACTTACAAGGATGAACAGGTTACTTTTACTCCGATAACCTATTATAGACAAGACAATAACAATATTATAGAGATAACTTGGAATACATATAGATGGTCAGGTGTATGTAACTTACTTATTGGTGTAGATATAGCGAGTAGCGAAAGAGAAGCAAGTGATGATACGGCTATATTGATAGGAGGTTGGGCTAAATTATATCCTATTATAGATGGATATGATTATATAGCAAGTTTAGATATGCATCCTCACAAAAGGAACGGTATACATTTACCTGTAATGTTAGATGGATGTGCTGGTAAGTTTGATGTTTATTCGACTAACGATAAGAAAGGTATAGTGAATACTGTAATAGAATATGTGCAAAAATATAGAATAAAGAATGTTATAGTAGAAACCAATGCACAACAAGGGTTAATCTATAGAGAAATAAAAAAGAAACTGTATGATGTTGATCATACAGTGTTAGTTAAGTCGCATAATACTACTAATCGCAAAGAAGATGAAATTAATAGTTGTTTATTGCCTATATTTCAAGGTAGTAAAACAGTTGTCTTTAATAAAATACCTATAATGTATAATACATTTACGCAATTAAAGCATTTAGGTGTAGCAAGTAAAGATGACTGTGCTGATGCGATGAAGAATATTTTTATATATGCTAAGCAAGTCATTAATGGATATGACCCGCAATCCATTAACGACTTGCATATAGCAACAAATAAGAAGAAAACTCTGGAATATGAAACTGATTGGATGGTATATTAGAAAATATCATTATACTTGGAAATCAATGCAGTTTCATATTCTTTAATCACGTCCAACAGTATATTACATATAGAATATATTTTATACAGGAATTCAAGATCTGATATTTTTAAATCTTGGTTCAATATGGATATAGGATATTTATCAGCTATCTTATCTGTTGTAAAATAACTGTATACGTATGATGCACCTAGATACTGTTTAATTTCATTATTGGTGTAACCTTTATACTTTAGTTCGGTTACAATCGCACGACGTTTCATCGTATTAATAGGATCGAGATTCTTACTTATATAATTGTATTTTTTTAAGATAATTTCTGCATCTTCCATTTTCCATCTCTATTAATTGTTCAACAATAGATTTTAAATTCATTAGGTTTCTTTTTGCAGCATCTATCATTTTAAGTTTCTCGTTCCATTGAGGATCATCATTGTCGATTTTTTTTATCAAATCAGTTATATAGTATTTAAAGTTCTTAAACCCCAATGTACTATACAAAGTAGTTCTATGCTTATTCGAATAATCAGCAATCTCTTGGAAAGTATAGTGCATACTCCCAATAATTATTGCTTTAATACGATTTTCATCTCTCTTAGTCATTTTATTCATCATCTTTCACCAAATTGTTAATAATATCCAGCACAAATCTAAGATTTACCTTATCTTTATAAATTCTTTTTAACTCATCTATTATTTCCTTCTTATCGTATCCTTTATACAAAAGGAATGAAATATCTTTTGAAATCATATCATAATAGTACTGCTTACGCAAATCGTTAATATAAGATGCTAATCTATGGATATCCGATAAACCTTCTTCGAGTTTATCTTGCAACTCCCAATATAAATCTTCGAAATCATCAAACATATTTACCTCCTTAATCATTTTGTTTTAAATATTCTAATTCATTTTCTAACGCTTCAATTTTGTTTTCTAATTTTACAATTTTTAATTCTAATTCATCAACACAACTTGCTTCATTACTACCCCAATCTCTAAGTTTAGAATTGCTGTCTCGCAATTCTTCTAATGTTTCAATAATTTTATCCATTAACCATACAGCGTCTGAAATCCACTCCTCCATAGTATCTACATCTCTACTGTAAGATACATCTACACTTTTATCAATAACAGATTTAATCTGTTCAATACACTTGTCAACTAAAGGACAAGTGAATTTTACAGGTTCTCTGCGATGCATATTTCACCTCAGGATTAGTGAATCGGTCTTAATTTTATCTATAATACCATATTCATATGCTAATCTACGTACTACCAGATTAGCAAGGTAAGCACAGGCTTTATAATCTACTAATGCGTTCGCTAAACTTATTGCATTAATCTCGTCAGGTTCATAATTATTGTCTAACATAATATTTACACATTTATCTATTGGTAAAGTTAATGTTTTAAGGAATGCAATTGCATCATCGTAGTTATCAAAATATGGATACAAATCATCATCTGCACGTATATCCTCATACGCCTCCTGAATGTCATCGAGCAAAGTTGCATTCATCCCTGTTTCAATCCAACATCTTACCATATCATTTAATTCCTCTGGCTTATCATCATACATGTCTTCCAAGCGTTTTTCTATTTTAGAAGCCATCTTGTTTAATATACTTCTAAATGTTTTCATTTAAACCTCCTTAATAATAATTATTAATCTATTAATGTCTGAATAATATTTACTTATTTTGCATGATACTATCTGCTTATCATCTTGTACCAAAATACCTTTAACAGCATCATTAATCGGTTTTAAGATGTTATCCACATCAGGCATAGTAGATTTATACCTACCAATCAACTTTTTGTTTTTAGTCCTGAAATATACATTATACTCAATTGCAACAGGTGCATTGAATAAACTATACGTTTCAGGAAACTGTTCTTTTAATCGATGCTTTATTGTTTTAATGTACTTTGAGTATTTTGAAGGTTGGTAAAATCTCTTTTGCTTTATGTTATATCGTATAGACTGTTTTGGTATTATATCTATATCATTTATGACAAATGTATACATATAACACCTAACTACGTTTCTACATTACAGTTCTTCATTAACCTTTCTTCTAAATACTTGTTTAACTCTAACGCTACTTCGCTACATAGATCCTCAAGATCATACATTAACGCATCTTCCAGTAATAAGTGTGCCAGTATACACGAATCTAAATCTTCAATGTAATATCCAAACTCCTTAGCAAGCAATAACGACGTTCCCAATGAAGAATCTTCCTTACTTAAGAAATCAATAGCATCACTATAAGACACAAACTCACACGCACCAATTATCTTATCCTTAATTATCCTCATATACTCTTCATCTAAATCACTATAATTGTCCGATAATATCACTATCACCCGCTCCAATTCCTCTTTAATCTGTTCCTCTAATTGATACTTGAGCTCAATATACTTAATCAATTCATAAGAAGCAGAACTAACTGCTTTCTTCCAGCGGTCTAAATAAACCTGACTATACATATAAACCTCATAAAAATAGTTATAAACAATACACAATTATATATATACTTTCCCTGCCTATTGTCCAACAGAAAATTGTCCGATGACATTATACCTGACCTGTTCATTCCATCGACGCTCTTAGGCTCTACAAAATCGATAAAAAAATTAGTTAGACATACTTACATCTGATTTGTAATTAAGTTTGATACTTTGTAGTAAATTACTACTCTTATCTGTTTTACCTTTATCCTCCATCAAATTTAAATACATCTCAATTGCCCATTTCTTCAAATTACCATTCTTACCCTTGATAGCTTCAGCTATTTCTTTGGCTATCGTAGCCTCATCAATCCCTGCATTACGCAATTCTTCAGCTATGCTCTTCTTAATATCCATCTTTAACCTCCTAGATAACACGTTTAACATACTACTATTTATTCTTTTTATATACTTATTAGCTCCTCCATAAACCTGTTTAGATGCTGTCCTTACATCAACACCATTTGATACTAATACGATAAACATATAATCAATCTTGCGTAATACATTACTGCGTAACCTTACCATCTTATTACGTTTATACACTATATGCTTTCCAGGTATAACTATAAACTTCTTATATACCTTACCAATTTTCTTATAATATATATCTAATATGTTTACAACATATCCATCAGCCGTTAAAAATAAATCACCTACCTGGACTAATGATAAATCAGTTTTAATGTTAGCCCTTTGGTCAGACGTTAATTCCTTAACACCCTTGTATACTACTGCTTCCTTATTATGATAATTGAATACTAACATATACACAATATAGTTTTATCTATAATAAAAGTCAAGTATTTTTTTATCAGTATGTCATATTTACTATACAAGGCAGAAACTGATATATGCTTTTATTATAGTTATATCCAATGCACTAATATATATATACTAATACTGCCTATTGTTCCAAATAAAATGACTGACACCATACACTTTTCTTGCATCGTTTATGTGCGCTCTTAGATCCTACAAAATCGATAAAGTATCATTTGTTATGGCTCGGAAGGAAGTATTAGTATGTTAAACTTTTACTTACGGAGTAATTATGGAAAGTTTAAAAATCAAAAAATTTAAAATAGAAAGAACCAGAACTGGTCTCCCAGCTCGCTGGGAGTGCGGTGGCGGAGCCACCAACACCGGTGAGGTCATAATAGTCGCCGGGAAAGATGGCTCCGCTAAAAAGGCTTTATATGTACGTAGAAAAGGGCATCTGGCTAATGCCGAGCATGCCCTTATACCAATAACGGTAGGTGATTATATCGTATACGCATATCATAAACGCCGTAACTTTTGGATACGGGTTTATAAAATACAAAGCTTCGAAGAAGCATATGCCATTTGCGAAATGGCATATGAATTCAGTGGTGGGCAGTGGAACGAACCGCTGCCCGAATACTTAAAGGCTGCAGTTTCGGCTGCAACCGAGAAGGCGACCACCTATCACTGTCGGTCGCCGTTCTATATTGAGCCACGCATATAACTTGTTGCACGGCCGGTACTTGTATTTTGTATTACAGGTACCGGCCGTTTTTTTACTTGCACGGCCGGTATCTTTAAAGGTACCGGCCATTTTTTACGCTGATGAATTATATAATAAATAATGTCCGTTGATAAATAACATTATCAACGGTTTCTTATAATTAATTTATTAACAAATTTAAAGGTGTATCATGATGTATTCAGAAATTATCAAACGTTTCGGCAACGACATCACTTTACGTCGTTGCATGGGTCTCATCTCCGCTGGTTACGGAGACGAAACCATAGTCACACTATTACGTAAATTTAAACACATCATCCTTACAAACCCGCTTTGTAAGGATAAGGCTAAATTGGTTGAGGATAATTATATCCAGGCTTTTAGAGAATTAGAGAATGAGGAATTGTTAACGGGATATATCGTCTTTACTGCTGATGGAAAGGTGGTTAATGTTAAATTAACTGCTAATAAATACGCCTCCGAATCCGAAATTTCTGAATTTAACGAAGTGGTATCGTTAATGGCTACTCCTAGCTCCCCTGAACCTAATATACCAAAATCTTCTCCAGAAGAAGATATTGACCTGCCTTTCTAACCTCTCCTTCTATCCACCTTTAACCTCTAACCTATCCTTCCTTCCACCATACCTAACATTAGGTATGGTTCTTTTTTTTTCCTTATAAGGAAGTATTTTT